GGTGCCCATATCGTTTCCTCCTCGTTCGGTTACGGCGAACATGTCCATATATTAGACGGAGGCGGTGCGGCTGTCAAGTTTTTGGACGGCGGGATTTTCCCCCCTATCAGGGGCCGACCTCCCAGTCGATCGTGAGGGGGTCGCAGTCGGGGTGGATCATGCAGGCCGCGACGCGCGAGCGGTCGGTGCCGCCTCGGGCGCGGCGGCCGATCAGCGACGGGACGACGTCCTCGTGCTCGACGAGGGACGGCACGGACGCGAGTGGCCGGATCTTCTCGCGGCGGAGCCAGCGGCCGGCGATCTCGTCGTCGGCGCGGAACGTGTCGGGCCAGTTCTGCGCGTCGACGTAGCCGAGGAACGGCTCGATGTACGCGACCGGCCAGCAGGTCGCGATGACGGGGCACCAGCGCATGTGGTCGAGTTCGGCCCACGACCAGTCCCGTTCGCAGGCGCGGTAGACGGCGCGGGCGTGTTCGGCGGGGAGGCCGCCGACGAAGAACACGGTCAGCCAGTCGGGGCGGGCGGCGACGGCGGCGCGGACGACCTTGTCGAAGTCGCGGCAGAGGGTGACGTCGTCCTGCAGCACCAGCCGGTTGGTCGCGCCGGGCGGCGTCTGCTCCAGGGCGCGGCGGTAGGTCCGCCACGGCGACCGGATCCCGCCCGGGTCGGGGTCGACGATGAGGTCGGGGGCGGTCAGCTGCGCGGCGAGCGCGGCCGCCATGCCTGCTCGGATCGGGTGCGTCTGGATGGCGATGCTTACCTGCGTCATAGGAGTCCGAGCGTGCGGAGTATCGCGATCTCGTCGTCCTCGCGCGGCGGCGGGGCGGCGTGCGCGAGCAGTCCGTGCAGGCGCTTCGCCTCCGCGACGACCCCTGCCGTCACCACCGCCGTGGTCGCTGGCTTCGCGACCGAGGGCGGCGCGTAGTCGAACTCCCCGGCGACCCCGGTCTCGACGACGAGGGGGTCCGCGTTCCGGAGCGCCTCGTCCAGTTCGGCGGGGATCCCCGTGAACCGCCGCTTGGCCGCGGTCTGCGGGAGCGCCGCGTTGGCCTCCTCCGCGTAGGACCCGCCGACGGCCTTCGCGGCGCGGGCGGCCAGCGGCGCGTCGAGGTCGAGCGCGACGCCCGTACGCGCAACCTTCGCGCCGGTCGAGGCGAGGGCGGCGTCCGCCTCCCCCGACGCTGCCGTCGTGGAGGCGTGGGCCGCAGCCGACGCGGGCGCGCCGTCGGTCTCGCCGGGGATGCCGGTGGTGACACGCTTGGGGAGCACGGCCGCGAGCGCGGAGTCCTGTTCCTCCGCGAACCCGGTCGCGGCGAGCTTGGCGGCGCTGGCGGCGGGTGCCATGTCGGTCTCGGCTGCGATCCCCGTGCGGACGGCGCGGCTTCCAAGCGGCGCATCCGTCTCGGCTGCGATCCCCGTCTGCCTTGCGTGGGCGACTGACGAGGCGGGTGCGGCGTCGCTCTCCTGCGCGACCCCGGTCGAGAGGCGCCGCGCCGCACTTGAAGTTAGGGCGGCGGCGGTCTCGGAGCCGATGCCGGTCTGACGGGCGTGCTGCGCGCGGGAGACGAGAGCGCTATCGGTCTCGGCTGCGATGCCGGTCACGACAGTCTGGCCGCCACCGGCCTGCGGCCAGAAGAAGAGCACGCTCACGGACTACCCCTCGACGTTCGCCTTGGCGAGATCGAGATGGTGGCGCGCGTCGGCGGGGCCTCGGGCGTAGGTCTCGACCCGGCGCCTCGCATCGTCGACGAGGCGCTCCTGCCTCGCGATCATATGCTGTTCCTCGTCGCCGCCGCGAAGTCGTTCGGCCTCGCCCTCTGCCGCGGCGAGCGCGATCTCGGCGTTCCTGAGCAGGGTGTCGGCGCGCTCGACCTCGCGCTCGGCTGCCGCGACCTGTTCGATCCGGAACGTCTCCCACTCCTCGTCGAGCTGCTCCCGCAAGCAGGAGGCGTGGTTATCGGCTGCAAGGATCGCCGCGGAGCGCGGCGTCTTCGCGCGATTCCACGGCACGGCCTCGTCGACCACGCCGTGCTCGGGGCACTCGATGGTGACCCACCACTGGCCTTCGGCCTGGTCCAGGTGGACGCGATCGCTCATTCGAGGGTCACCACCAGCAGGACGCCCCACACACCGACGGTGCTCGCCGTGATCTGGATCATCCTCACGCCGTCGCCCTCCGGCAGGACGATCTCCTGGATGCTCGGGCCTTCAGGAACCCAGTTGATCATCGCCATCAGCGCCGCGCCGGGACGCGTCTCCTCCGGGTCGACCGCGACCCCGAACAGGGTGAAGTCCTTCGTGGCCCCGCCCGTCGCGGCGTGGCGGCACGTGATCTGCGCCGGGATCGCTGCGTTCGCCGGGTCCGCTGGTCGGCCGGTGACCGCTGTGCCCCCGGTCCCGACGGCGGAGGTGAGGTCGACGTCGAAGAGGTGCCCGACCCCCGTGATCGCGGCCATGTTGTGCTGCAGGAACAGCCTCTTGACGCGGACTGTCTTGCCGCTACCGGCGCCGTTGAACAGGTCGATGACGATCTCGTTCTGCGCCCCGGCGTCGTACGGCGACCAGTAGTAGTACGTCGGAAGCGTGTCGTAGATGTGGCCCGACGAGGCCGCGAGCATCACGACCTGGTGTTCCTTGCCGTTCGCGAGCTGAGTCGCGACGGTCGCGCCGGAGCCGGGGGTGACGAGGACGCTGTCGTTCGCGAAGCTGCCGACCAGGCCCGGCGCCTGCTCGGCCATCCTGATCAGGTCCCGGACGTGCTCTTCTTCCTCGGCGCGTTCCGCTTCCGGCCTGCCGGTCTTCGGGTCGAGGAGGACGCCGCGCACGCGTGCGCCTAGCTGGCTGTCGCTCGGAAGAACCCGGACGCGTTCAGCTGCCAGATGATGTCGGTGCCGTCCGGGGTCACCGCGAAGTCGAGGCCGACGAGCGGGACGATCGTCGCGTCGGTTCCGACCGTGGTGTCCGGGTCGTAGCAGACGAGCAGCTTCCCCCACGCGCCCCCGGCGGCCGCGACGGCCGCCCAAGTCTGGTCTGGCATGTCGACCTCTGACTTGTCCGATCCGTCGGTGACGGTGATCACGATCCCGCCTGCCTGGTCGATCACCTTGCGGGCGTAGCCGGTGTTCGTCGCCTCGTCGTTGGCTGCGGCGAGCAGGTCTGCGAGCGTGTCGTAGTCGCGGAGCGTCGCGTCGGGTTCGATCCCGGCGGCCTTGAGGATCACGATGACGAGCGCGGAGTTCGCCGGGTCGTTCGCGTTCACGCGTGCAGCGAGTTCGGAGACCCGGCCGGTCGCGATCGTGAAGACGAAGTCAGACATCGGTCACGTCCTCCTGCGTGTAGAGCGTCGACCCGTCCTCTAGCTTCTCTACGCGGACGACGCGCGGCTTCGGTGCCTCGATCGAGGCCGTGACGTGGACGGGGGCGGGCGGCTGCGCTGGCACCTCGTTGCGGACGATGACCTGCGCCTCTGACGGCGCGACCGTTATGGCCGGTGGCGGCTGCGCCGGTACGTTGACCGAAATCTGCGCGGGCGCCTGCGCGGGCACGTCGATCAGCGGCTCGACGCGGATCGCGCCGTCCGCGAGCGTGATGGGCGCGTCGACGACGAGCGTGTCCGGCCCCTGACGCGCGACCGTGATGCCGGGCAGGTGGACGTTGAACGTCGGCGCGGGGTCGGCGGGCCTGCGTGCGAACTGTTCGATCACGTCGAGCGCGCGGTGCGCGAACGCCGCGTCCTGCGACACAGGCTGCGCCGAGGCGGGCGGATCCGGGTCGGCCGGGATCTCGCCGAGCGGCTCCGCGGCGAGGGCGAGCACCTCGGCGAGCGCGGCGGCCTCGTCGGGGTCCCCGAGCGCGGCCGACCTGTAGACGACCTCCCACTCGTCGCCCTCGGGGAGCGCGGCCTCAGCCGAGGCTTCGACCCACTCGACGCCGTCGATGGCGAGGAACGCGGCGACGGCCGCGTCGTACTCGTCGTCGGTCGTCCAGTCGGCGGAGACCCAGGCGACGACGCCCTCGTCGGCGTTCCAGGCGGTGTCGCCGTAGCCGCCGTCCGGGGCGTGCATGGCGGCGACCTCGCCGATCTCGCGTCCCTTCGCGGTCTCCGCGACGACCGCCCCGGCGGTCAGCGACGCCGCCAGGTCTCGGGCGTCCTCCGGCTCGGGGTCGTCGGGCTGGTCGCGCTCGGGGAGCGGGTCCTCCTGGTCGCCCCGGAGCGCGTACATCTCCGCGACCGTCATCGGCACCTCGACGTCGCGGCCGAGCCACGCGGACGCCTCGTCCGGATCGAACGGCCCGAACGTCAGCTGCGACGCGCACCGGCCGGGGCGGCGGACAGCGGGCGTCAGCTCGCCGAGCTCGTCGTTCGTGGTGACGAGGCAGAGGACGCGGAGGCCCTGCCCGATCATCCCGTCGACGACGTTCAGGAGCCGGGAGAGGCCCTGCCCGTACTTCTCCTTCGCGTTCACGCTGAGGAGCTCGCCGGTGTCCTCCAGGATCAGCACCCGCCACTTCCCCTCGGCGGCCTGCTCCTGGTAGACGTCGCCGGTCGTTGGCTCCATCACGTCGTAGGAGTCCGCGAGCAGCACGTCGATCATGTACGACGGGTTGTCGACGAAGAACGAGTCCGGGTCTGTGATGTAGTGGAACTCCGCCCACGGCGCCCACTCGGACGCGAGCGCACGCAGCGCCCACGTCTTCCCCGTCCCCGGCGGGCCCTGCCAGAGCATCAGCTGCCCGTCGGCGCCGGGGCCGTCGTGCCACGCCATCACGCCGTCGAGTTCGCCGCGCACCTCAGCGGTGTAGTTCGAGGCGATCGGCTCCCACGGGGACGCGTCGATGCGGCGCAGCCGCGACTGCGGCCCGAACGGACCCATCGACCAGAAGGTGATCGCGACCCGCTCGTCCTCGATGTCGGAGAGGTACGAGGCGGGGTACCCGGCCCGGAACGCGGAGCAGGCGGCGTACGCGGCGGCGAGGTCGCGCGACGCGGCCTGGACGCTGAACCAGCCGCCGTGCAGGGACGCGTACGCGATCGTGCCGTCGTCGAGCCGCCAGATGGCGCAGTGGGAGCCGTCGTGGAACTCGGCCCCCGCCCCGTCGAGCGCGGCGACCTCGCACGGCCACTGCTCGGAGGCGAACTCCGTCAGCCCGGCGGCCAGCGCGGACTCGTAGAAGTGGCGCAGCGCGGGCGGCCCCTGCGTCATCTCGTAGGTGGCGAGGAGCGGGGCCGCGGCGGCGGTCAGCGACGACCGGAGTCCGCGGCGGCGGTCGGCCTCGCTGCGCGGGCGCCTGCGCGTCCCGGCGGTGACGGCGTGCCGCACGGCTAACCGGCCACCCGGGCGGCGAGCGCCGCGACCCGCCCGTCGGCGGCGGCGCGAAGCGCGTCGATCCGGACGAGGTCTTCCTCGCTCAGGTGCTGCTCCTCGACGTGGATCCCGGCGGCGACGAGCGCGAGCACCTCCGCGCCCTCGTCCCCGGCCGCGACGAGCGCGCGGGCGCGCGGGACGGGGAACCCGGGGACGTTGACGGCGAGCAGCGCGACGAGCTCCAGGTTGCCGTCGACGTTCCGCCAGTCGCCGGAGAGGACGGCTCCGCGCAGGTCGCGGGCCTTCTCCGCGTCGATGTCGGGGCGGAGCGCCCCGGCGACCCAGATGCCGTGCTCGTCCTCGCCCACGGTCACGTCCGCGGCTGCGGTGCCGGTGTGGTCGTAGTGGGCGGTCGCGGCCTCGCTGCGGAGCCGCCGGTCGGCGTGCCCGGTGTCGAGCGTGATCGTGCCGCAGGGAACGGACTCGCCGCCCTCGCACTCGACCGCCTTCAGGAGGAAGTACGCGTAGTCGGTCTCGGACGTCGGCGCGGTCGTGCACACGTCGGGGATCCCGATGTGGCAGGTGTCCCAGGCGGCGGCGTGTCCGAACACCCGGCCGTCCTCGGTGACCGTCAGCGGCGACAGCCCCTCGAACGCGGGGTCCGCGAACCACTCGGCGGGGGGCCTGACCGGCGCGAGACCGGCGACGGACGCCGTCAGCGGCCCCGGATCCCCGGCGCGAGCGGCGACGCACGTGAACCCGGCCTGCTGCGTGACCGTGCAGATGGCCGGGCTGGCGGCGGAGACGAGCGACGCGGCCAGCTCGATCGTCGCGTCCGCGAACGCCTGGAACGGGCACACCGTGGTCGCGCCGATGACCGCCTCCGTGATGACGAAGATGGTGTCGTCGGCCTCGCCGCCGAAGAGGATGTCGAGCAGCGTCGGCTCCTCCTCGTCGGCGGACATCTCGCGGGGCGCCCAGTTGCCGTCCTCGTCGAACCAGTCGGCGCGCGGGCCGACCTCGTACTTGTGGATGGCGAGGTCGACGCTGACGCCGCGGAGGGTGCCCTCGCCGACCATGCGGGCGATCTCCCGGCCGTACTCGGCGTCGTCGAAGATCCCGGACGCGCGGACCATGTTCCCCTCCCGCCAGATCTCGTCGATGCGCCCGGCGACGAGCGCGCCGTTGTGGCCGCCCTCGGTCGTCTCGACCATCGCCATCAGCGTCAGCGGCAGCTCGCGCCACGTCAGCGCGCCCGGCGCGATGGCGCGTCCGTCGTCGGTCAGCGCCGCCTCGGGCACGATCGACGCGGTCCAGCGGACGGCCGCGAGGTCGGCGCCGGTGCGCTGCGCGGGCACGGGGACGTCGGGGGACGGGTTCGGGGAGGGCAGCGTCTCGCCGGGCGCGAGCTCGTCGGGCAGCACGACCTCGAACGTCTCGGGGACCCGGGGCAGTTCGATCGTGGAGGTGTCGACCTCGATCGTGAAGTCCTGGAGGCTCGCGCGGATCGCGGCCGCCAGCACCCCGCCGTCGGTGGTGTCGACCGGCGCGCCGCCGAGGGTGACCCCGGCGAGGAACTCCTCGACGCTCGCGGGGGCGATCGTGAACGTCAGCCTCTCCGGCGGGGCGAGCGTGAGTTCGACGCGCGGGTCGGCGGGCGTCGAGTCCTCGGTCGCCATCTCGGAGTAGCCGCCGCAGGAGCAGGTGCCGCGGCCGTCCTCGTGGCTGCACGGCCCGTCGGCGCCGGTGTGCTCGTCGAGGCTGTGCCCGCAGGAGCACTTCGGGTTGTGGAGCAGCGCTTCGGTGACCGCCGCGAGCGCGGCCCTCTCAGAGGTCGCGAACCCGTCCGCGAACGCCTCCCCGACCGCTTCCCCGGCCAGCGTGGCCTCGATCTCCTTGGCGCGGCGGGCGAACTCGGCCTGCTCCGCGCCGATCTCGTGGTCGGTCTCCCCGATGCCGGGTCCGAGTTCGGCCCGAGCGAGGAGCACGGCCGCGGCGCTGAGACCGATGGCCGCGGCGGCGGCCTCGTCCTCGGCGGACGCCTCCCACGGCGGCTTGATGCCGTCGTCGCCGTACTTCTTCGCGGCCTTGCGGTAGTAGGAGGCGATCCTCGACTTGACCCCGGAGACGTCGGCGGAGGGGATGCTGACCCCGCCGCGAGCGCCCTGCACGGCACCGGCCGCGGCGGTGACGCCCTTCCAGACGGCGGTGAGCGTCCCCCCGCTGTTCGAGGCGAACGGGAGCTTGTACGACGACAGCGCGTCCGCGTCTCCGTCCGGGTCGCGCCAGAAGTGCGCCTTTCCGTACTGGCCCTCCGACAGGCTCTTCTTGGCGGCCGACGCGTCCCATGACGCGTCGCGGTCCGACAGCGGCAGGCTAGTGGATCCCGAGGCTGCGGCGGTGAGGGTGTCGCCCTTCTCCAGGGCCTCGCGCTCTGCCCGGCGGCGGGCGAGGCGGCGGTCGCGTGCGTTCATGGTGCTCCTTCTGCAGGAGGGGGGAACGTATCGAGGCGGAACGCTAGCGCGGGGGGCGGCTAACCCTGGGCGATGCGTCTCCGGAGTGCGGCGATCCTGTCCTGCGCGGCATCGACCTCGGCTGTGGCACGCTTGACCGCGCGGTCGTCTTTTGCGCGTCTCGCCCTTGTCCGCTTCGCCCTCACTTCCGTGCTGTGTCCGAGGACGCGAGGGAGTTCCTTCCGCGCGTCCTCGGCCGACATGTCGGTGACGGGCGTCCGCGCGTAGTCGGGAAGGAGGTCGTCCGCGGCAGGGGGCGGCACGGCTCGCGACTCGGGGGCCGAGCGTACCGTCGGCTCCGGCACGGCTAGCCTTTCGAGCGGGTCTCGGTCGGCGGACGCGGCCCGCGGGGCCTTCTCGTCCAGCACGCGTGCCGCGCGGGGGTTCAGGATCACGACGACGCTCGGGTTGCCCTGCCACGTCGTCTCTATCGCGTCGTACCCGTCCTTCACCATGAGTTCCCTTGCGCGCTTGAGCGCGCCGTCGCGATCGAAAACGTCCTCCATCTCCCACGCCTTTTGGTCGTATCGGTTCAGGAAGTTGAGCAGCTTCTTGGAGTCGTCCTCGGCCTTGAACACCTTCCGGGCGTTCACCGCGATCTCCAGGTTCTCGCTGCCGTATCTGTCCTTGCGCGCTTTCTGCGGCGTCGTGTAGAGGCCGTGGCCGAGCCTGATGTTGACGGACTTAGAGGGGTCGAACCCGCTTGTTTTGATGCCGCGCGCCCCGGCGAGGTTCGTCTGGTGGAAGACGGTCGGGGTGTCCCCGTATGCGCTGCCCGCCGTCCAGTCCGCGACGTCGTCCGGGTGGATCACGGTCGCGGACGGCAGGTCGATAGTGCGGGCGGCGGAGGTGGTGCAGGAGACGTTGAGCATCTCGTCTGGGTCGGGGGCGCTCCACCCGGCCGGTCCAGCCGCGGTCAGGGACGCAGCGATCCCGACGAGTGCGGCTTCGACGCGCTGCGTGTCCTCGTGCCCGGCGGCGCACGGGTGGTTCCCTCCCGCGGACGCGGTGACGGCCTCGGGGTCCTGCGTGTACCCCATCGCGCAGCGGCAGTTGCAGACCTCGGCCGGTGGCCCGGACGGGTCGCCGGGGTGCTCCAGGGAGGCGCCACCGACGTCGAAGTAGCCGTCGAGGGCGCGCGTCTGGCCGTCCAGGCCCGCGTAGGTCGCGTGCCGCGGGTACTTGGCGCCGCGGGCGGTCATCCACGTCTTGAAGAACGCCTCGCCGGTCGCCTCCGCGACGATCCGGGTCGCAGCGAGGCTGCCGCCGTTGACGGCCCCGGCCAGTTCGGTGCGGGCGATCAGGCGCGCGCGGGCGGGTGCGGCCTCCCTCATCTTCGCGCGGATCGCGGCGGCGGTGTCGTCGATCGAGAGGCCCTCCTCGTGCGCGGCCCGGATGACGCGCATCACGTCCAGCTGCGTCGTCAGGGAGATGTGCCCGATCTGGCTGGCGGACTGCGCGAGCACCCGCTGCGCGACCGGGTGCGTGACGTCGAAGGAGAGGCCGACCCCCTCCAGGCTGGCGCGCATCATCGTCCGGACGACCTCCTGCCGGACGGGGTCGGTGCGCGTCCGCAGCTGCGCCGGGAGGCAGTAGCGCTCCTCCCCAGCCGCCGCGAGCGACGCGGTCGCGGCGGGGCGCCCGACGAGCGGGACGGGGACGATCTCGGTGTCGCCGCGGACGACGAGCAGGTCGTCGAAGTGGAGCGGCGACCCGGACAGCGGCAGCATCTTCTCCAGCTCGCCGGGTTCGGGGTCGCCGTCGACGGTGATGTGCGCCTCGAAGCCGTGGTCGCGGCTGTAGCCGACCCCGGCGTCGACGAGCGCCTCGGTGACGGCGACGCGGAGCTCGACCAGGCCGGGCACGTCGGGGAGCAGGATCCCGACGCTGGAACCGTCGGGCATCCCGAACTGGCCGTATCCGCCGACCTGCCCGGCGAGCGGGGCGTGCTCGGCCGCCACGGCGGCGAGCGCGTCCGCGACGGGGCGGAGGTCGCCGTCGACCTCGCCGAGGTAGCAGAGCGTGACGTGGAGGTTCTCGGCGGGGCCGCCGTCAGGGTCGGCGATGGCGGCGGCCTCGTCGGGACGCGGCTTCACGGCGACCATCGTGGAGTTCGCCTTCACGTCGACGGCGGCGGTCAGCGACATCGAGGCGAGGAGCCGCCTCGCCTCCCGCATCCCCATCTTCTCGGCGGCGCGGACGTCGGCGGCGCGCAGGCGGGCGGCGGCGGCGAGGTGGTCGACCGCGAGCGCGGAGAACGCGCGGGCGGCCTCGTCCCCGGCGCGTTCGAGCACCGGCTCCAGGATCCGGGCGAACTTCTCCTCCATCTCGCGCGCACGCCGCTCGCCCTGCCGGAGCACGGCGTTGTGGCGGGCGGCGGAGGGCGCGTCCGGCATCAGCCCAGGAGACCGGCGACGTAGTTCGTGAACGTCGAAGGAAGCGGGCCGGGCCGCTCCTGGTAGAGCGTGCGGACGGCGTGCTGCTCGACGGCCTGGACGACGCGCTCGACGAGGTCCTCGTCCGCGATGCCGTAGACGCGGAGCGCGTCCGCGATCAGGTCGCGGCACCCGGCCACGAGCGCGGCCTCGCTGCCGTTCAGGGAGCGGACGCGGTCGCGGCCGAGGATGGCGGCGACCTGGCCGGGCCGGACGCCGTCGATCGCCTCCAGCATCTTCGGGTCGCGCTTCGCGAGCGACCGGATCCGGTTTCCGGCGGCCTCGCGGGCGCGGAGCAGCGACAGGTCGGCGGCGCCGAGGACGCGCGCGACCGTCGCCGCGGAGACGAGCGACGAGTCGTCGCGCTCGCCGGGCGGCTCGGGCGGCTCCTTCACGGCCTCCGCCGAGGAGGTGCCCGCGTCGATCGTGTCGTCGGCCGCGGTGGCGCGGCTCAGGTCCTCCTTGTCGCTGACGTGGCCGGTGACGGCGAGGACGCCGTCGTTGACGGCGACCCCGATCCGCCGCGTCATCTCGTCGGGGTCGGTGATCGCGTCGCTGTCGTCGAACCCGGCGGCGTCGCGGAGGCTGGCGTCGCTGATCGCGAGCGACTTGTGCAGGTCCTTCGCGTCCTTCGTCCGGTCGGGGTGGTTGATGATCGCGGCGGCGTCGTAGCCGATGTAGAAGTCGCCCCAGTTCGTGACGCCGTCGGCCTTCAGCTGCGGCCGGAAGTACGCGGCGGAGAGGTCATCGACGAGCTGCTGCGCCTTCGGCTGCAGGTGCCCCTTCCACGTCTGCTCGTCCACCTGCCACGCCGACCAGTGGTTCGCGTCGCCGAGGCCCATCAGGATCTCGACGGGCATGTCGAGACCGATCGCGATCCGCTTGATGCACTCGTAGCGGAGGCCGGTCTCGGGGTACAGCTGCATCGGGTCGACGATCTGCAGGTGGTAGACGAGGTCCTTGACGGGGCGCGTCTCGTCGGTGGGCATCCGGACGACGAGGGGCACGACCGATGACGCGGCGCCCTCGTCGACGATCGGGGTCGTCATCGCGTCCACGAGGTCCTTCACGAACGGGTCGGCCTCAGGGTCCTCGTCGCCGACCGGCTCCGGCGGCGGCGGGCTGACTCGGTCGTCGATGAAGAGGACGCCTGACCCGGCGAGCCTCGACTTCGCGCGCGCCCGCACCGACTGCGTCAGCAGGACGAGCTCCTCGCAGAGGTCGAGGACGCCCTGCATGGTCGAGTCCGCGAGCTGGGAGTAGCGCGGGTGCCGCTGCCAGAGCCTGTACGCGACCGCGTCGGTGTCGCCGACCGGCTCGAAGTCGGCCTCGCCGAGGTCCTTGTAGTTCTCGGCCTGCAGCGACGGCGCCTTCACGCGCAGGTACGTACCGCCCTGGATCCTCAGCTCGTCCGACGACAGCATCTCCCACTGCTCCATGTCGGTCTCGGGGTTCTTGGAGACGAACAGGATCGACTCGCCGGTCAGGAACATCAGCCGCCCGTAGGCGGAGAGGAGCGCGGTGCGGCCGCCGCCGGGGTCCTGCACCCGCGCGAGCGCGTCGACGGCCTGCGGGTCGTCGGTCTCGACCAGCTCGCCGTCCTTCATCACGGCGGGGAAGAGCCGCAGCTGCGAGAGGCCGCGCGAGTAGAACTGCGCCGCGTACTTGATCTCGCCGAGCATGTCGTAGTAGGCGAACGCGCGCGACTGCCACGGCTGCACGAGGCGGCGGACGTCGTCGCCCTGCTTCTTCGCGTTGACGCGGGCGCCGGACGCCGTGAGCGCGTTCGCGCTCCTGTAGGCGGACGCGCCCGGGTTCAGGATCCGGGAGGCGGGCGGCCGTCGGCGGAGGATCGCCACCCCGGTCTACTCGGCCGGAGCGGGGGAGGGCTGCCGCGGCGGCCGCTGCTGCGGCCCGTTCCAGGTGTAGCCGGGCTGGCCGGGGCCGCCCGGGCGGCGCACCTGCTGCTGCCGGTCGCGGGCGCGGCCTCCGCCAGCCTCCCTGGTCGCCGCCTGCCTCGCCGTCGAGCCAGCGCATCCACATGCCATCGTCGCGTTCCCTCCTCGCTCGGTTTGCCGTGCCCGCCCCGCCTAGTTTCGCACGGGCGGCGGCTACGCCGTGCCCGGCGGGTCCTTCAGACCGAGTCGGGGGGCGGGGCGCTCCCCGACCGTGAGCGTCCCCTGCAGCGCCCGCGCCCCGGCGGCTGCGGCTCCGACGATCGCGGCCGTCAGGAGCGCGCGGACGGCGGCGAGGTCGGGGGCCTCCAGCGCACCGGGAAGCGTGATCAGGAGCGAACTCAGGAAGCCGTGCAGGTACGAGTCGGCCCATTCGCCGTAAGGGTCGACGATCCAGTGGCGGACGGAGAGCTGCGGGACGAACACCTGGACGGCGCGGATCCCGGCGGCGGTGGACGCGAGCAGCGCGGCCAGGCCGAGCGACCGCATCGCTTGCAGGTCGGGGGCGGCGAGGACGCCGGGGGCGAAGACGACGAGGGCGCCGACGAACACGCGCAGGAACGCGCGGCCGGTGGCGGAGAGCAGGGAGCGCATGACGTGGCCTCCAGGTTCGGTGTCGCCTCGAACGGTAACGCGGCTGGCGGCTGGTGTTGCGGCGGGTTCCCTCGGCGCAGGGCCGTCCCGCCGTCTTTCAGCGATGGTCTTACGCCCTCGCCGTGCTCCCCGAGCGCCGTCCGGGAGGCGGGTCGACGGACCGCCTTGGGGTCATCTATCGGATAGCACCGGCGGGATTCGAACCCGCGACCTCCGCGTTATGAGCGCGGCGAGATGGGCCTGGCTTCTCCACGGTGCGGGCGCATCGTAGCGCGGCGGGCGGACGGTGGCCGGGCTGGGCGGTCCCCCGGCCGCCGTCCTGGGCGCCGCCCGCTACTCGGCGTCCGGCTCGGCCTCGTCGCCGTCGCCCGGCTCGCCGTCCGCGGCGGGGTCGTCCGCGCCCGCCCCGGCTTCGTCGTCGGCGGTCGTCTCGGGGTCGGCGCCGGTGCCGCCGTCGCCGTCGCCGCCGGACTGCGTCTCGTACATGATGTCGCTCTTCAAGGCGACTCCTTTCGGTTGGGTGGCGCCGAGCCTATACCCGCCCGAGGGGGAAGGGAAGCCTACGGGTCGAGGTTCCGGGCGAGGAGTCCGACGGCTCCGGAGAGCGCGAACGGCGCGATCAGCCAGAGCGTCCACGCTGGCGTGAGGTTCCAGCTCGCGTAGGCGGCGAGGCTGACCCACCAGCCGAGGCAGAACGGGCAGTGGACGAGGTGCGCGAGCGTCGGCCGGTCGTACGCCGGACGCACGTCGCTCACCTCAGACGGCGGCTGCTTCCCCGGCAGGCCGAGGTCGGGAGCTTCGGCCGGGAGGTCGTCCTGCGTGATCCCAGTGCGCTCAAGCCGCGCCTCGGTCAGCTCGGAGAACTCGCGCTCGACGAACTCGACCTGCACCGGCTGAGTCGTGACCCAGCGCTCGCCGATCGCCCACTGGCGGACGCGGAGGATCGGGGGCCAGTCGTCCCAGCCGAGGAAGCGGGTGATGCGGTAGCAGCCGAACGCGAGGACGATCGCGTGCCACGGGTCGGGGATCGCGACGTCCACGGCTATCGGTCCTCGACCGGCACGCCGAGGTAGACGCCGAGGCAGCGGGCGACGTCGCGGGCTTCCTGCTCGTACGCGTTGCTGAACAGGATGCGCTCGCACCAGCCGTAGTCGGCGACCACGCCGAAGAGCGGCGTCGCGTGGCCCTCGGGCGTGAAGTCGCACACGATGAACTTCTCCGGAGCCTTGCCTTCGTGCTCTAGCGGGTTGGGTCGCGCCATGGTTGCTCCTCTCAGGTGATGTCGGCCGCGTTCGGGTCGTCGCGGGCTATCGCGATCAGCCAGCCTGCCGCCCACAGGAGCAGGGGGACGGCGATCCAGAGCTCGGCTGGCCCTTCGATCGCCAGGAACGTGAACACGAGCGCCGCCAGCGCCGCGACGAGTCCGGCGACGAACAAGCGCCTGCTGTAGACGGTGATGCTGAGGACTGTGCTGGTCTCGATCATGTTGCCTCCTTCTCGTTGAACCACTCGGCCGTCATGGCCAGACCTTCCTCGATCGTCGTCGCCGGTGCCCAGCCGAGCGCGGCGATCCTGTCGATGTTCGCGAGCAGGAACGGCGGCTCTCCCCCGCGTCCGTGTTCGAAGCGCACCGGCGCGCCCAGCATGTCGGCGACCTCGCGGGGGCTGCGCGCGGAGCCGGAGCCGACGTTGAGGACGTGGATCCCGTCGAGCGCGAGCAGGTGCGCGTGCGCGGCGGCGAGGTCGCCCACGTAGACGAGGTCGCGCCTCTGCTCGCCCCGATTGTAGAGCGGCGCTGGCTCGCCCGTCGCGGCCGCCCGGATCAGCGCGGGCACGAGGTGCGTCTCAGGCCTGTGGTTCTCGCGGGGTCCGTACGGGTTGAAGTAGCGGAGCGAGCAGGCGTCCCACCCATAGGTGCGAGCCCACCCGAGGATCAGGTCCTCGGCAGCGAGCTTCGTCGCGGCGTACGGGGACGCCGGGGCCGCCGGGGCGTCCTCGGGGATCGGCCCGTCCGCAGACGCGAACCCGTACACGGCAGCGGTCGAGCTGTAGATGATCCGGCCGCACCCGGCCTCGCACATCGCGGCGAGGAGCGCCGCCGTGCCTCGCACGTTGGTCTCGAAGTACCCGCCGGGGTGCGCGCAGCTCTCCGGCACCGACGTCCTCGCGGCGAGGTGGACGACCGCGTCGACGTCGCAGTAGGCGGGAGCGAGGTCGGCGAGCGCGACCTGCGAGAAGGCGTCGATGTCCGCCCAGGCGTCCTCAAGCCGCGACGCGCTCAGGTCATCGACGACCTTCACCGAGTGGCCGTCGGCTTTCAGCGCAGCCGCGACGTGCTGGCCGACGAACCCCATGCCGCCCGTGACGAGGACCCTCATGCGCCGGGGGCGGGGTCGTAGATCAGCGTCTCGTCGGCGGCGGGGTCCTCGCGCCAGAACCACGTCCGGAAGTGCTCCAGGACGGCCTCGTCGGTGGCTCCCTGGAACATGCGCCAGTGCGCGCCGACGCTCGGATCCATGCCGGTGGCGGCGTAGGCGCGCTCGCCGTTCCGGATCTTGCGGAGGTACTGCTCCGGGCTGCGCCAGCTGTAGTGGCGGATGACGAGGCCGGACGAGGTCACCCCGGTGCCTGGCGCCCAAGCGGAGTGGTTGCCCATCCGGATCTCCAGGCCGGGGCGGGCGCGGCAGCAGACCTTGCCGAGCGCGCCGTGCTCGCGCTGCCTCCACCCGATCCGCAGGAACGGCGACGGCTCGTCGGCGGGATCGAGCGCGGACGGTATGTGGTTGTAGAGGTCGGCGGTAACGAACGCGACGTCGGGAGCGAGTCCGGCGAGGAACGCGGCGAGGGTGCGGCCGTCGGGGGCGTACCAGTACTCGTCGGCGTCGCAGGGGATGACCCAGTCGAAGCCGCGGGCAAGCGCGTGCGCCGCGAGGTCGCTCGTCTTGCGGTCCTGGTAGTAGCCGACCTCGGGGTCGTCGATGACCTGCAGCGGCCCGCCGATAGCGCGGAGGACGTCGCGGGTGCCGTCGGTCGAGCCGTTGTCCGAGACGATCACGTAGTCGACCTGCCCGAGCAGGTGCCGGACGGTGTGCCCGATGATGTCGGCCTCGTCCTTGACCAGCATGACCGCGCAGACGCTCATTCTCCGTGCCTCGGGTCGTGCGGCTCCGGCTCGACCAGTGAGTACCTCCGCAGGAGCCAGTCGCCGAGGCGCCCCGTCCACGGCTGGTCTCCGAGCCAGACGAGCGGGTCGCTGAGAGGCCGGATACCGGCAGCCTTGAAGGCGAGGAGCATGCGAGCGATCGCGAGACCGAGCGTCGTGCCGAAGATCGCGGCGACGAGCGCGTCCTCTCGCCGTACGGCGATCACGACGAGGGCGACCACCAAGATCACGTTGAGCGCGCAGACCGACAGCGTCAGGCGGTGATAGGCGCTCACCCGTGCACCGTATCGCGCAGGGGGCGGAGGCGTCCGCCGGGGTCGTGCGTCGCCCTGTCCCATGTCGAGTTGCAGAGGCAGACGTACTGGCGGATCTCGCCGCCGTGGTTGCGCCTGTTGGACGGGTGCCACGGGCAGTTCGGCTTGTGCTCTGGTTCCTTCGGCTGGCTAGCGGCGCGGCGCGGCCGGGCTCCGGCGCGGCTCACGGTCGTCCCTCGGTGACCTTGCTGGAGTGGATCGCCATCGAGTGCAGGCCGTCGGCGTCGTGCCACTCGATTCCGAGACAGTCGCCCTCCCGGCCCCAGATGCGGACGGTCGTGCCCGCCTTCAGCACCGACCCGGATTCAAGCTGCACGTCCCGGCGGACGATTGCCGTCTCGGGGGTCACGGGCGCTCCGCGATGATCGCGAGCATGGCACGCCGGTCTTTCTTCGCGGCGAGGTACCGCTGCCCGAGCACCATGTTTCTGCTGTGGTTCGCGTTCGCGCCGATCATCTCCTCCCACGTCCCCGTCGGGTGCCACAGGTGGTAGGCGTCGCCGCGGACGCGGACGGGGACCCCAGCGAGCGCCTCGCACGAAGCCATGAACGCGAGGTCGTCCCAGCCCCAGTCGACGAACCGCTCGTCGAAGCCTCCGACGGCGTCCCAGAGGGGGCGGGCGACGGCGAGCGCCTGACTCCACGTGTTCGGGTGCCTCGTCAGGCCGATGCCAGCGTCGTACGGCGAGAGGCGCCCTGCGAGCACGCCTTCCGTCCCCGGCTCGTCCAGCATCGTCAGGTGGTCGTGCGCGTACGTGAGCCTTCCGGTCGCGAGCGCGAGGGTGGCCGCCTCGCGCGCCTGCGCGGCGTCTGCGAGGACGATGTCGGCGTCCGCTATCACGGCGACGTCCCAGGCGCCAGCGAGTCCTGCGGCGGCGTTGAGCGCCAGGCCGCGGTTGAAAGGACCGTCGTCGGAGAAGCCCTCGAAGACGCCGAACCCGGCGGCCTCCCACAGCGGCCGTGTGAACGCCCAGAGACGGTCGCGGGGACCGCGGTCGAGCCGCCGGGGGACGAGGAGCGGTATCACGGACGCGCCGCCAGCATCGCAGCTGCGATGCGCGGATGGACGACCGGGAGGGGCTCGCTGAACGCGTGCGGACCAAACCATTCGTACCCAGCGACGTTCCGCACGTCCTCGTCGAGGCGGTCGGTGCGCGTCATCGCGACGAGGAGGTTCTGCGAGTACCAGGGATCGACCCGCTGGTCGCTCCAGAAGCTCCAGCGCAGCGCGCCGGACACGTCGAAGGCGTTCGCCTCAAACCGATCGGCCCAGTAGTCGGGCCACTGCTCGTTGATGTGGCCCTCGCCCCCCTGCCCCGGCGTGGCGGCCGAGAACAGGACGGTCGGCGCGAGCGAGCAGAGCCAGTCGACGAGGCCGGGCGCGCATTCCTCCGGGAGGTGCTCGCCGACCTCTAGGCAGAGCGCGAGATCGAAGCTCCCGAGACTGGGCCCCGGCGCGTGTGCGAGCTGGGAGAGGTCGAACCCGACAGGCTCGACGCCCGGCGATGTGACCGTCGCCGCGTCGCGCTCGACCCCGACGACGTTGCAGCCGAGCGAGGCGAGCGCGGCTCCCCAGGCTCCTCGGCCGCAGCCGACGTCGATCGCGCTTTCCGGGGCGACGAGCTCGTAGACGACGGGAAGCACGACGCTCGCGGAACGCCGGGCGCCGAGGTCGATCAGGTCGTGCCAGTCGTCGGTGTAGGCCATGTCAGTAGCCCCTCGCGCCCAAGGCGCGCTCGACCCCGATGTGCGCCACCTGGATCTCGCCGCCGCCCCAGATCCCGAAGTGGGCACCGCCGGGGGTGCCATCGATCATGCGGGGGCCGATCTCGGTCTCGCAGCCCGGCTCAGGCGACCACGGGAACGCCCGCGCGGTCTCGGTGCGAAACAGGGACGGCGCGCACGACCAGTTGCGGGCCGTCTCGAACCAGCGGGCTCCGTGGAGGTTCTGCTTCGCGATGTACCAGCCTGGGGTCTGCTGGACGTAGCCGCCGTGCTCGACCTCGGCGCCCCAGGGCGTCCGCATCAGCGCCATCTGCTTCAGATGCGGCTCGGCGCCAAGGACGGCCTCCAAGTCGGTCAGGTCAATGGGGCAGAGGATCCGCATGTCGTCCTCCAAGTGGAACGCCCAGCCGAGGTCGGATCGGGCGGCGGCGTCCCAGCAGCTCGCGTGCGCGCGGCACATGCCCGAGACGTACGGCGAACCCTCGATCCTGGCGTCCTCCCACCCGGCGAATGCCTCGGGGGGCGTGCGGAGGCCGTCGTCGAAGATGTAGACGTCGGACGGCTGCGGCGTGACGAGGTCTTGGAACGCGACTAGCGTCGTCCGCAGGTAGTCGGGGCGGCCGTTCGTCAGGACGGTGAGCAGGTACCTCACGGGTGCCGCCTTGCGAACTCCTCCAGCCGGTTCAGCGGTCCGGCATCGCGGGTTGCGAGCATCCACGACCGGGCCGCGATCCACGCGAACGGGTAGAGCACGATGACGACGAAAACGACCGGTAGAAGCACGACCCCAGCGAGCATCTTCAGCGGGATCACAACGCCACCGTCCAGATCGACGTGCCCGGCGCGAGGCGGACACGGTCGCCGAACGCCTCGTCGACGGCGCGCTTCACGCCCTCGTATCCGCCCGACTCGGGCGTGTAGTCGGCGGGGTCGCTGTAGTCGTGCCCGCAGATCAGCTTGCGCGTCTTCGGGAGCCACACCTCGATGTCGGCACGGACGGACTCGTACGCGTGGTCGGCGTCGATGAAGACCATGTCGACCTTCGGCACGCGGCTGGCGGCCGCCGGAGACAGTCCCCTGACCGCGAAGAGGTTCGGGAAGTGACCGCACGACTCCATGAAGCCGCGGTAGGCGTGGTCGCCTGGGTCGGACCACGGGTCGAGGCAGTAGACGGGGCCGGGGCAGCCGGTCAGGAGCGCGAACGCGCTGCGGCCCCGGAGGACGCCGACCTCGGCGACGCTCCGCATCTCGGCGGCCGTGGCCCGGAGCCACTCCAGTTCGGCGGGACTCATCCAGCCCCAGATGTGCATGCCGGGGGTGGGGTGGCCGGGAACCGGGTCCGGTTTCACGGCTCGATCTTCTCCAGCACGTTCTGCATCGCGTAGACGGCGTAGCGGCCGTCCTCGCGGAGCACCTCGTAGCGGTACGAGGGCACCGTCCGCGCAGCTTCGAGGGCGCGGCGGCGGCGCTCGGCGCGCCAGCGGAACCGCGTGACCAGCTCGGGCTCAGACAGCACCTTTTCGTCGGTCTCGGCGACGCGGTAGCCCCACGGGACGCCCGCAACACTGAGCACGCGATCGGCTCCCCCTATCGCCATGCGTACACGGCCTGCGGGTGCGGGAGAAGGTGGCAGGCGCGGAGGCCGAGCCGTTCGAGCGCGGTGATCGCGCCTACGAGCAGCGCGGGACTGCCTCCTGCGCCGTGGAGTTCGACGAGCAGGTGCCGGACGAGCGGCGCCCATGTGTCGCCGACCTCGAACAGCGCCCACTCCTCGCCCTCGACGTCCATCTTCACGAAGTCGACGCCGCCCTCCCCGAACTCGCGGAGGATGACCTGCTGGAGCGTGTGCGAGTGGACGCGCCTCCCCTCGGCGGCCTCGGGGTCCTGTCCGATGCGCCGCGTGAACGCGTACGCCTCGGCGCGGACGGCGGGGTCGTAGGTGCCCCAGCCGCCCTCGCCGCTGACGGCGTGCCGTCGCACCGTGGTGTCTGGCGCGTTCATCTCGGCGAGGTCGGCGCACGCCTCGTCCATCTCGACGGCGACGACCGCCGCGAACGGCCACATCTCGGAGTAGTGCGCTGCGGTCAGGCCGATGTTCGCCCCGAGGTCGAGCACGGTCTCGGGCTTCGGCATGTCCGCCGGGGGGACGTGGTAGAGGCCGGTGAATGTGTCGGCCCACACCTGCCGGTCGCTCGTGCCGGGGCGCAGCAGGACGTGGCGGCCGAGCGCGGGCGTGAACTGCCTGTCCATCACGGCGTCCTCAGCCGCGTGCACCCGAAGTGGATCGCGAGCAGCGCGACGGCGAGCGCGGCGACCCACCAGCGGCCGGTCAGCAGGTAGGCGATGCACGTCAGCGAGCCCGAGACGAGTCCGTGGACGGCGTCGCCGTTCATCCGAGCCACAGGGCGACGATGAAGCCGACCGCGCCGAGGGCGAGGAACCACTGCCACTCGGCGCCCGCGAGGAAGAGGATCGCGACGCAGCCGATCACCGCGGCCAGGAAGACGCGGTCGACCGCCTCCGGCGACGCGTAGTGCCACCGCTCGGGCAGCACCCTGGCGACGACGGCCCGGACGCGGAGGAAGAGGCGCTGCATCGCCGTGACCATCAGTAGCCGAACCCGTCGCGCTGGCCGATGTGCTCGCACCACGGGCTGCCGTCGCCCCAGACGCCGAACGTGTAGCCCTCCTTGACGAGGTCGATCCCGAAGCGGCCCTCGCACTCGCGGTCGTAGCCAGGCCAGGGGTTCGCGAGCATGAAGTCGGCTGGCATAAGGCACGGGTTTGTCGTCATGTACGAGCGGTGCTCCAGCCACGGCGCGTTCCACCAGTCGCCCGGGTCCGTCGAGTCGGCGGCAACGGTCGTGCGCGGCTCGTACTGGCCGGGGCGGGACTCGTAGAGGCCCCCTGCGGCCCGCTCCTCGGCGTTGACGGCGCCGCGCATCAGCTGCATCTGCGCAAGCCTCGGCCAGCGATCGTCGAGGACGTAGGCGAGTTCGCTGAGGTCGACGGGGCGCGTGAGCACGAAATCGTTCTCCAGCCAGAACACGTAGTCGGCCGTGGCCTCGACGTTCGGCTCGGACGCGAGCCGCCAGAGCTCTCGGGAGGCGAAGCAGAACCCGGACTGCTGCGGGAGCACGAGGCCGCGCCACTGCCCAAACGGCTCGACCGGCGGGGTGCGGCCGGGGCCGTCGACGACGCAGACGAGGTCGGCGGGGGCGGGAGACGCGTGCTCCGCGAACGATTCGATCGCTCGGTCGAGATGGGGGGCGTCCCCGTGCGTGAGGACTGCGAGCCGGTACCTCACCAGCGCTCTCCTCCGTCCTCGACGGTCTGGTAGTCGACGCGGGGGCCTCCGTACGCCCACCCGACGAGCTGCGCGACGAGCAGCGTCGGTACGTTCGTGCCGAGGTAGCCGTGCGGCTCGTAGAAGTCGTCGAGGTCGCTGAACAGCGCGGCCATGGTGACGCCCCGCCCGACGGCCAGCGCGTGCGCGGCCTCCAGAAGGTGCGACGCGTGCCCCTCCCGGCGGTGGGCGGGGTCCGTGCAGACGGCGCCGATCCCGGCGACGGGGACCTCGATGTCGCGGAACCGGAGGGTGCGCCAGTAGAGGCCGACGTGGGAGATGACGTCGGGGGCGTGGCCGTTGTTCGCGCCAACCTCGATCTGGAGCGAGAGGTCGGGCGGCTTGATCTCCGCGCCGGGGAAGCACTCCCGGATCAGCGCCAGTTGGTTCACGCGGCGACTCTGTTTGGGACGAGGGCGCCGAACACGTCGTCGACGCGGTCGCACTCGTAGTGGGGCGCGTTCGGGTCGGCGTCCTTGTAGAGCAGCTGGTTGATCGCGGCGGAGTGCTTCGCGCTCGACGTGGTGAAGCCGGGCGTCTCGTCGTAGGACGGGAACTCCATGACAACGAAGTCCGCGCGGCCGTCGTCGCGGTCGATCCAGCCGTACACGGTCAACATCTCGTACTGGGAGTCGCCACCGACGGGGACGCGAAGGCAGCGGTCCCACCTGACGAACGGGAGCCGGTTCAGCCACTCCGCGATGGGTTCGGGATCGAGGTTCACCGCAGCCTCTCGTCAGTCGCGATCCGGTACAGAAGCCGCGTTCCTACCGCCGCGAGCGCGGGGGGCACGGCGGCCGCGTACTCGCCGTAGAAGACGGCCAGGACGGCCGCGGTGGCGGAGAGCAGGAACGCCACGCCGAAGAAGAGCATGGTCAGCACGCGCCTCACGGCTGCACCTTCGCGGTCCGCCACCAGCCTGGATCGATGTCGGCGTGCTCGGCCCGGATCGCCGCGTAGGTGCGGGCGCGGACGCCGCGGTCCTGCAGGTTGCGTCCGGCGGGGTTCACGCTGGCACGATAGACCGCTTCGGGCACCGGGAGCAAGTACGCCCCGGCGCGGACGCAGCGGAGCCAGAGGTCCCAGTCCTCGTAGACGGGCCACTCGCGGAACCCGCCGACGGCGAGGAACAGGTCGCGGCGGACGAGCGTGCCGATGACGGCGCAGTTGAGGTCGACCAGCAGCCTGTCCCAGTCGGGGATCGCGGCGGGGCCGCCTCCGCGCTGCAGGGCGGGGACGAACAGCCACGACGCGGTGGCGTCGGGGTCGAGCGGCTCCGTGTCCTGCTCCTCCTCCGGCGGGGGCCAGTCGCGCTCGTAGGCGGCCTGCATCGCGGCGAGGTAGCCGGGCGCGAGTTCGTCGTCGGCGTCGAGGAAGCAGAGCCAGTCGCTGGTCGCGGCCGCCGCGGCGGCGTTCCGGGCCTCGGCGAGGGTGCCCCCGTCGAGGTGGAGCAGGATCGTCTCGCGGGGCGCCGGGTGCTGGGCCTCGGCGCTGCGCGCGGCCTCAGCGGCGCGGTCGGCCCAGGCCCGGTCGCTGTAGGTCGCGACGATCACGGAGACGTTCACGCGCCGCCCTCGCCGTCGAGCAAGGCGGTCTCGCGGAGGTCTACGAAGCCGATCCGGAGGTGGCCTCCGTGCTGGCAGGTCGGACACAGCTCGTCCTTCATCTGCTCGGCGCGGCCGGTCGCGTCGTCCACGAACACGTCGTAGACCGCGCCGCAGTCGCCGCACCGCCACCGCTGCAGCACGGTCGCCATCAGCGGCGGACCATCCCGGCCCGGATCTTCTTCGCCTCGTGGTCGACGCCGTCGAGGGCGACCAGGAGCGTCGTCACGACCAGCGTGCGGGCGCGGGCGCCGCTCTCCTTGACCGCCCAGCAGCGGGTGCCGTCGGCGTCCCAGACGTAGTGGCCCTCGGTGGCGACGCCGCGCCGGTGAGGCTCGCGGACCCAGTTCGGTTTTCGGTCGGCGACGCGACCGGCGAGGATGCCGATCCTGACCTCGGCGCGGATCCGGGCGGCCGCCTCGGCCTCGTCCCTCCAGCCGAGCCGTTCGCGGGCGCGGTCGACGGCGTGACCGGATGCGACGATGTGCGCGAACGCGTCCGGGCCGTCGTTCACGCGAGCAGCCACCCGCCGAGGACGGCGACCTGCAGGACGTGGAGGGTCTGGTCGAGCGCGAGCGGCGTCGCGGGCCACGGGTTCGGGGGCGGCCACCTGTGCCACGCCTCGGAGTCGTCGATCGGCGTCCGGCCGGTCAGGGCGCGCCATTCGCGCTGCCGTTCCGGGGTCGTCCTGGTCCGCCACTCCGCGAGGTCGCCGAGCGTGACCCGGAAGCGGCGGCTGTCGGTCAGAAAGTGCAGCCCGGCGAGCAGGCCAAGGAACGTGACCACCTCCTGCCAGGGTGCGCCGGAGACGGCCGCGACGGGAACGAACGCGAGCGTGTAGGTGAGGACGTGCATGCTCCGGATCCGCGGGTCGTCGAGCTTCTGCTCGGCCTGCCAGCGGTTCTGGAGCGCGAAGTCGCCGACCATGTGCGCAGCGAGGAGGTAGAGCGGCAGCATCAGGGATCCTCCGGCGCGAGCGCATCGATCCGTCGCCTCATCTGCTCGATCGCTTCGCTGTCGGTCGGCTGCTCGTCGAGTTCGTCGGCCGCGTCCTTGGCGATCAGGTACAGGGCGCGGTACCTGCCGAGGAGCACGTTCGCGCGGCCGGTCGGCCGGAGCCGGTCTCCGCCCGGGGTCCGCTCGGGCACGTTGAGCGCGTCGAACATGTCCTCGCATCCCTTCACGTCCTGGCGGGCGAGGACGAGGTCGGCCTCCTGCGAGGCGACGCGGCGCTCCAGCTCGGCGCGGCTGAGGTGGGAGAGGTTCATAGGACGGCCTGCAGTTCCTCGATCGTGACGACGCCGAGCGACGACAGCAGCACGGCGGACCCCTTCTCGGTGAGCACAGGCCACGTCTCCCCGGTCTCGTCGCTGCCGTGCTGGATCAGGCCGCCGTCGTACAGGCTGTCCCAGACGTCCTGCGGGATCGCGGCGGCGGCGTTGCCCTCCCAGTTGCCGTCGAGGAGCGCGAGCGCCGTGACGGGGTGCACGACGCTCATCAGGTCGGCCATCGCCTCCCGCGCGAGGTCGTAGTTCGCGGTCGCCCGGCGTGCGTGTCGGATCGCGAGGAACATCGTGGCGAGGCTGACCGGGACGCACAGGGCGGCGGCGGCCAGGAAGGCCGCGTCGGCGGCGGTCATAGCGGTTCCACGACGCCGGTGAACGAGTCGGCGTCGCCGCGGTCTCGGGCGCGCCGGTTCAGTTCGGCCTCCGCGATGGCGCGGACTTTGGGCAGGTCGGACTGCTTCCACTGCTCCAGCACGGACGGCCGTTCGGTCAGGGCGCGGTCGCTCAGTTCGAGCGACGTCAGTCCTTCGAGCGCCCGCAGCGTTTCGTTCATCTCCGTCGTCTCCTTTCGGTGGCGCGCCAGAGGCGGGCGCGGGTGTTGAAGAGGGCGCGGTCGGCGTCGAAGTGCAGCTGCCCCTTCTCGTAGGTGGCGTCCATGTCGGCCTTCCGCCAGTGCGGGTGGAGGTGCTCGACCAGCGCGGCTGCCGCGTGCGCGTACGTGCGCCGGTGCAGCGCGGTCTGCACGAACTCGTCGTCCACGAAGTTGTGCCAGTACCCCTCGTGCAGCAGCAGCCCGGGGTCGTCGGCGGTGCCGCACTCGCCGTAGTCGCGGTGGACGAGCGAGTGGGTCGAGTGGCGGCCGGAGACGACGCGGCGGTTGCCGAGGTCGTTCGTGCCGACCACGCACGCCCCGGTCCGCGCGTGGACGGCGAGCGCAGCCTCCAGCCAGCCCTGGTGGAAGACGAGGTCGTCGGCACCGAGGAGGACCCAGTCGTGATCGGTGTGCCGCCACGCGAGGTTGATCTTCCGAGCGTAGTCGCCCCGGCCGGGCTCCCAGTCCGCGATCAGCGGTTCGGCCCCGGCGTCGAGGACCGCGTCGATCTCCTCCATGTCGCCGGGGCTGCAGACGAACACGGGGTCGGCGCGGCGCGCGGTCTCGCGGAGCGAGTCGACGATCGGCCGGACGCGGTGCGGCCGATCGAGGACGGGGACGAGGACGGCGGCGCGGGTCACGCGGAGCCGGAGTCCGTGTCGGCGAGCAGTTCGAGCCGCCGCCGGTCGCGCCAGTCGAGGGCGAGGCAGACCGCGAGGGGGAGCAGCGCGGCGTACAGGAGGGTGATCGGCAGGAGCGTCGTCACGCCGTAGCAGGATACGTCGGGGGGCGGACGGAGGTCTAGGCCGCCGCGGGCGCGGACCGCAGGAGCGGGATGCACGCCTCGCCCTGCTCGTGCAGGAGCCGGTCGAGGTCCGCGAACGTGATCCAGCAGGTGCCGTGCCATCCCCAGTCGGCGCCCCACGAGTTCGTCAGCTTGACGCGGCCGCCGAAGTTCTCGACGTCGACAGCGTTCGCGACGATCGCATGGCCGCCCGTGACGCCACCGGCGACGTTGACGTGCGCGTACCCGTCTGTGTTCTCCATCCCCTCATACCAGGGGATGCCGAGGACGGCGGGACCTTTCCAGGAGAGAGCGAGGATCAGGTCGTCGAGGCCGAACGCCCATCGGTACTCGCGGTACCAGCCGAGCTCGACCCCGGCCTTGACGGCCGCGAGGACGCTGGAGCCGCTGTAGTCCTCGCCGGGCCACTCGTCGAGTTGCTGCGCGCGCCGGTAGACGGAGCGGGCGACCTCGTCGTCGAGGCCCGGGACGGGGTCGGGTTCGGCGGCGGCCTCGTGCGTGACCGCGAACCCCGTGCAGGCGCCCTCCCGCCCCTGGTTGAGGCGGATCCCGAGCGGCCACTCGTGCGTGCGCGGCTTCGCCTCGTGGTCGTCCAGCGCGGCGCGGATCGGGAAGGAGCGGCTGCGGTCGTCGAACGAGACGAGCCGGTCGAGGCGCGGGTCCCGGGTGACGGTGCCGTCAGGGAGGGGCGTCTCGTCCACGGGCGGGATCATACAGCGGGGAGCGGCGCAGGCAAGAGGTCGCGTTCGATCTCCCAGGCGCGGCGGTCGGCGGCGGTCGGCCCGGACGCGCGGCGGAGGGGACGCGCCCTCGCCCCGGCGAGCATCTCGGCCTCCCCCTCGGGACCCGACTCGATCATCATCTTCAGCGAGAGCGCGACGTCCTCGTCCGGGATCCAGTCGTCCGGGTGGATGCAGAGCGAGACGACCGGCTCGTGCGTAACCGGGTCGACGATCGAGGCGCCGTTGCCGACGGAGATCCGGTAGAGCCAGTTGATCGTGCCGCGCACGTGGAAGCCGCCCTCGCAGACGAACTCGATCAGCTGCAGCGGGGAGAGGTGCTCGCGAAGGAGCGCCTCGGCCTTCCGGTTCGCGGCCTGGTACGGCATCTCCGCTTCAAGCGCCGCCGCGTTCAGCCCTTCGACGTGCGCGACGTAGGCGCGGTGCATCCGCTTTCTGGCGTTCTTCGGCAGCCTGAACCTGCGCTCTCCGGGTTCGAGCGTGAGCGGCGGCAGGCGCCCGTACCTGCGCTTCAACTCGACGCACTGCTCCACGATGAACGCGTCGCCCTGGTCCTGGAGGTCGGCGCTCGCCATGTGCACGTCGTGGAGGCCGCGCCGGTATTCGAGCTCCTGCTGCGACCCCATCCGCTCGGTGACGGCGACCTTCAGCGTGTAGATGCACGGCCGCCACGACCACACCGCGTCGGGGTCGTCGTGGAGCGCGGTGAGACCCGAGGGGGCGCGGAGCGTCGCCATCATGTACGAGTGCGGCATCAGGAGCGGCGCGCCCGAGTCGGCCCTGCCGAAGAACGCGACGAGCGTCTCCATGACGAGCAGCGCCCCGGTCTCGGACTCGTAGGCGGGCATCCCGGCGTGGGGGACGCAGGGGGCCGGTCGCCCGCCCTTCGAGACGGTGCGCGGCCCCGGCTCGGCAGCGAAGACGTCGAGGTGGGGAAGGCCGCTCACTGCGGCGTGTACGTGTGCAGGACGTAGTCGGAGCCGCAGCCAGGGCAGACGCAGAGCCAGTCCTCGCAGGGCTGCTGATGGGAGAGGCCGACCCACTCCCATCCGTCGCGGAGCAGCCGCGTGCGCGGCGAGAGGAGCGGTGCGCACACCCTGTAGCAACCGGGGCACTTCACCTTCACCTTCGCCCGCGAGAACGTCTCGCGCTCATCGTCGATCGCCTCCTCGTTGTCAAAGAGGACGGGGCGGTGTACGACGCGCATCTCGCGGCGACGGTCCTCGGCATCCGCCCTCGGGATCGGGCGAGGACGCATCCCGGCCAGTTCGTCCAGGTCTATCACGTGTCCGAGTCCGTGTCGCTGACCTCGACCGTGACCGAGCGCGCGCCCGGGTCGCGGAGGAGTTCGGCGACGTCGTCGGCAGCCTGTTCGGGCGTCATGGCGTCCGTGTAGCGCGTCCCGGCGACGGAGCGCCTCTCGTCGCCTTCGCCCTCCCACCGGCAGAAGGACAGCGTGTAGCGGGTCATGCGATCACGTCGAGTCGTCCGCAGCGGATCCCGACGCGGACGGACATCTCGCGGCCGTCGATGTCGAACGCGAGCACCATCTCCTTCGCGTCCGACTCGACCCGCGCCGACGCCAGCGGATGGCCGAGCGCCTCGGTCAGCATGAGCGCGATCCGGAGGCCCCGGTCGGCCACGGACTCGGCGGGCACGAGCGCGCGCATCTCGCCGCCGCAGGACGGGCAGGCGCCCGTCGAGGTCGCCTCGCTCTGCCGTGCGATGCGCTGGCACCCGAGGCAGGAGTAGCGGGGGTCCCACCGATCGATCAGCGCCTGCGTCTCCTCGATCCGCTCCTCCGTGTTCGCGGCCGTCACGATCATGTGGAACCTGTGCGGGCACGGCTGCACCTCGCCGCCGTGCTGCACAGCCGGGTGCAGCTGCGGGTCCGGGGAGTCGCAGCGGGGGCAGCGGGCGATCCGGACGAGGCCGTTCACTCCGTCCGCGCGGTCGGTGACGAGGCCCTCCTCCTCCAGGTGCCGGACGGCGTCGCGGACGCCGCGGACGAGCGGCATCTTCACCTGGTCGCGGGGGATGCCCTTCAGTCGTGCGCCGATCGCCGACCACGCGAGGCTGCCGGGGGCGTGGTCGGCGACGAGACGCAGCACCTCGTCGGGGTCGACGTGGTCGATCTTGTCCTTCGCGGCGAGGAGTCCCATCAGCGGGTCACCGCGGCCGACGCGACGGGGCCTCCGGCGCTCGCGCGCGGGCGCGTCCCCTCGGCCTTGTCCTTCGCGGACCGCGCGCCAGGCGCGGCGAGCAGCTTGCCGTGCTTCTTCGAGAACCGCTGCACGGGCTTGCCGCGCGCCTCGGCGACCTCGTAGAACAGGTAGCCGTCCTTCTTCAGCCGGTCGAACTCCTCCTTCGCCTTCTTCACGCTCCCAGCGTCGTCGGGGTCCCATTCGACCTTCACGTCGCCGTGCTCATTCAGTACCACGATCTCGCCCACGGGGGATCTCCTGTCTGGTCGGGGGTCGCGTATCAGGATAGACGGGCGGGCGGACGATTGCCACCCGCCCGTCGGCCCCGGGCTACTCCGGGCGCGCGTTCGCCTCGTCCGCGAACGCCCCGACCGGGACGTCGTCGACGAGTTCGCCGCTCTCAGTGAAGTGCAGCTCCGGGCCGTACCGCTTCGCGACGACGTTCGTGTTCGGGTGCCCCTCGTACGCCGTCTCCCCCTCCTCGGGCGGCTCGACCAGGCTGCAGCGGCCGAAGACGGTCAGGCCGGTATTGCAGACGAGGACGATCTCCTCGTAGGGGACGTCCTCGTAGACGACCTCGCCGCCCTCCCTGACGATCTCGCCGTCGGCGCGCTTCGGCTGGTGGCGGACGTACCGGCGGCGCTGGATCCGCGAGCCGGGCGGGATCACGAGCCGCGTCTCCTTCGCCCCGCCGATCGTGAAGGTGACGTCGTCGCCCTGCTTCGCCGGGACGCTCGCCCGGGTGGCGGCGGGGTCGTTCAGGGTCGACGTGAGCGGGCGGGCGCCGCTGACGTCGAGGATGTGCGTGGACATGCGCTCCTCCTGTGTCGGTTTTTCCGGTGCAGTCGCGCCTCGGCGGGTCGCGTTCGGGTGGTGCGGTCGGCGGCTCGGCGGCCTGCCGTCTCAGGTGGGCGCCCTCGGTGCGGCGCGTCCGGGTAAGAGTAGCGGCCAGGGCCGGGTGGCGCTAGGTGAGGACGCCTGCCCGGAGAAATCCGTGGTAGCCGGGCGAGGCGATCGAGCCCGCGCCTGCGGCGCAGGTCTCGCCGTCCTTGCCGACGGTGACCATCGGCGGCTCGCCGTTCCGGATCCAGCACTTGTGGGCGCGGTCTCCCTTGCGGGTGCAGTTCGTCGCCTCGGCGTCGACGGTCCACTGGTGCCCATCGGGGAGCTTCACGACGAGGGTGCGGCCGTCGGGTCCGTGCGCCCATTCGCCCATCCAGTCGGCGTACCACATCGCGCCGGGCGGCGCGTCCTCGATCGTGGCGAAGTCGCCGACGGAGGCCGCCGCGCCGGGGACGGCCGAGGCGACCCTGTAGATGCGCCTGACCAGCACTTGGCGGTGGTCGTCTGGAGCGAATGACCGGCCGCACCCGTCGCAGCCGGTCGGCCAGCGGGGATCGCCTGCGAACGCGTCGGGGTCCGGGCTGCGGTGCAGGCCGTCATCGGTGATCAGGGCGTGGCCGTTCTCGATCGCGGCGAGGGCCTCGTGCCAGCCTCCCGCGCAGGTGTAGTCGCCGCCCTCGTGGTCTCGAACGTAACGGCGAAGCCAGCGCTTCTCGTCCTCGGTCGGCTCCAGCAGGTAGCAGGGGGTCGGCACGGGGCTACGCCGCGGCCGACTGTTCGGAGTCGGCGCGCTGGCGGGCGAGGGCGCGCATCGCGGTCTCGATCAGCCGGAGCGCGGTCTTGCACTGCTCGTGGGTGAGGCTCTGCCCGTACCGTTCGTCCGACTCGCGCAGCTTCCGGATCACGTCGGCGGGGGACGACCCGGCGAGCGGGCGGCCGATCACGGTCTCGCCCCGCAGCCTGCGCTCGCGGACGTCGGCGAGCTCGGCGCGACGCGTCTCCTCGCCGCGGAGCAGCAGCAGCGTCTGCCCGACGTGCGACTGCGACTTCCCGACCAGCTCGCCGATCTGCCGGTTGTTCAGGCCGAACTCGTCGCGGAGCCGCAGGTACAGCGCGGCCCGCTCGTCCTTGGTCAGGTTCTCGCGGTGGACGTTCTCGACAATCATCGCGGCGAGCCGCTCCTGCTCGGAGCCGAACTCGCGGAGCACGGCGGGGACAGCCGGGAGGCCCGCCTCGCGCGCGGCGGCGTGGCGGCGGTGGCCCGCGACGATCAGGTAGCGGCCGTCCGGCTTCGGCGTCAGCACGAGCGGCTGCAGCACCCCGAACCGGCCGATCGTGTCCGCGAGCTCCGAGATGTCGCCGACGCTGGCGCGGGGGTTGTCGGCGGCCGGGTCGATCAGGCCGACCGGCACCTGGACGGTCATGGCTTCCACGCTCCGAACGTATCAGGATGCCCGGACGGGTCAGCCGTCAGGGGGGTGCATCCGGAGCGCGTCGATGTAGCCCCGGCCGTACGCGGCCCGCACGTGGGGGCCGACGAGCGCCTCGACGGGGTCGGCGTCGATGGTCGCCCACGCCTTCGGGAGGTCCGCGAGCAGCGACTGCATCTCCGGGTCCGCGTCGAACATCGCGTCGAGCTGCTCCCTGGTCGGCGCCTCGGCCACGGCGGGGATCCTATCGCCTCGTCCGGATCGTCTCCAGGCGGTCGCCGACGCGCGGGATCCGGCCCTGCGGGACGCTGGAGGTGCCGCGGCGACCGGCGGCGCGGCCGGTGATCGCGTTGTGCGCGCCGGAGAGCGCGTCGACGCAGTCGTCCTTCGCGCCGTTCGGGAAGATCGAGACCTCGTCGAGGAACTCCAGCAGGTTCGGACACGTCTCCATGATCTGCACCAGCCCGTTGCCGACGGCGGCGGCGACGGGGCGCGCCCTGACCTCCTTCGCTGCGTTGGCGCCCTGGATCCTCGTCAGCCCCTCGTGGCACGCGAACCCCTGCAGCACCCGGCGCTTGTAGTTCGCGAGCTGCGCCTTCCCCGCCTGCCCGGGGTCCCTCTCGACGTAGACGGGGACGGCGCGGCCGTCCTCCTCGGCGGTGCGGCGGACGGTCTGCTCGACCCTGTCGTCCTGCCAGCGGCCCCGGACGATGTGGCGGACGGTGAAGGTGCCGTTTGCGTCGACCTCGTAGCGGAGCCCGACGGTCCAGTCGGGGTCGGGGTAGGCGGCGGACACCTCGCTCCCGGCGAGGTCCCAGTAGCGGAGCGACGACACGGCCGGGGCGACCTCGTCGGGTGCGACGATCCGGAAGTCGTCCCGCTTGAACTTGCCGCCCTCCTCGGTCACGTCCCAGTCGCCGTCGATCAGCCGCTGCCGGTCGATCGGCGAGAGGTGCGCGAGCGATAGCAGGTAGGCGTCATAGTCGAGGTGCGGGTTGTCGTGGATCGTGGCGGGCACGAATACCGCCTGCGGGTCGCGGGTCGCGCGCTCGATGAAACGGCTCTTCACCCACTGGTGCCCGATGTCGCCCGGGTTGGACGCGGACCGCATCCGCAGAGGGATCTCGTCGAGGTAGCCGCCCTTCGCCTGCCGCAGGACGCGGAACATGGCGCGGTAGAGGCCCTCGGGGAACGACGTCAGCTCGTCGAAGCCGCAGAACGAGTACGACGGCCCCTTGTAGATCTTCACGTCGGCGGGGGTGGCGAGGTACCCGAACCGGATGCTCGCGCCAGACGGGAACGTCCAGGAGCGCTTGGTGCCGTTCCAGTAGGCGTCGCTCGTGTCGAGCCAGTCGTGCGACGCCTCGATCAGGCCGCCGGGCTGCTCGAACTCGCCGAGGCTGGGGCGGAGCAGCAGCCCGTGGTAGCCGGGCACGTCGACGTACTGAAGCGAGGCCATCAGCAGCCCGTACGACTTGCCCGGCCCCGCTGCGCCTCCGAAGAACGCCTCCAGTTCGTCGCGGCGGAGGTACCACTCCTGCTTCGGCGTCGGCTCCAGCGGGCAGTAGGCGCGGGGAAGGCGGAGCGGTCCGAGCGCCTCCTCCAGCGTCTCCCAGGCGACGTCGTCGAGGTCGGCGGCGGCGAGGTCGAGGACGGTCACAGCGGCCTCCGGCCGCCGCGGCGGACCCACCCGGTGATCCCGCGCGAGCGCGGCGTGCGCCGCACCGTCCGGGGCGCGGACGCGTAGACGGCCCGCAGGACGCGCACGGGCGTCCCTGTGGGACGGATGGCGCGCGCGAGGTGCCAGCGGTCGCGCTCGATGTTGTCGGGGAAGAACGGCCCCTGGCGCCACAGGGCGGCAAACGACAGGTTGAAGAGGGTCGCATCGACCGTGGCGACAGGCAGCGTGCCGGTCATGCCGCGCCCCTCCTGCGCCTGCGCTCCCAGACGTCGCGGGCGAGTTCGCGGATCCGGTCGCGGACGTCGGGGGCGGGTTCGAACAGCGGCGCGTCGGGGTCGAGGATCGGGTCGGCCTGCTGCCGCTTCAGCTGCAGCACCTCCGCCATGACGGGGTCGCTGCCGTGGTCGGACAGGAGGAAGTACGCGACGACCGGCTCCTCGGGGACGGTCCCGTCGGCGTGGTCGCGCTGGAGCCTGCCGATGCACTGCGTGTGGATCGCGGGGGCCCAGTCGATTTCCCCGAACACCGCGATCCGGGCGGCCTCCTGCAGCCCGTCGAGGCCCGCCCCGGCGCGGAGGCTCATCAGCAGCACGCGGCTGGCGCCGGACAGGAACGCGTCCGCGTTCCGCTGCTTCTGCGTTGGGGACTCGGTGCCGGTGTAGAGGACGGGGTTCGCGTCCGCGAGCCTGTCCAGCCAGATGTCGTAGACGGCGCGGTGCCAGCCGAAGAGGACGACCTGCTCGTCGGTCTCCAGCAGCATCTTCACGAACTCGGCGACGTACGGGGCCTTCGCGATCCCGGTCGCCTGCCGCATCCGCCAGTCGAACTCGCCGGACGCCTGGAACAGCTGCTGCCTCGGCGCGGTGCGGTGCACGAGGATCTCCGCGAGGTCGAGGGCGTCCTCGATGAGCGACTCGAACAGGTCGGCGTCGGCGTCGATCGCGTGCGGCACCCGGATCACCGGCGGCAGCTCGCGGCCGACGTCCTTGCGCGACCGGCGCAGCATCAGCCCCTGGTCGCGGAGGTAGAGGCCGAGCGCGGCGGGGTCGCGGACGGTCGCGTGCCTGCCCTCGAAGCCGACCTCGGAGCGGCCACCCCACTCGCGCAGGAACTCCTCGCGGCTGCCGAGGCGGCCGGGGGCAAGCACCTCCATGATCGTGTGCACCTCGTCGCCGTAGTTGTAGACGGGGGTCGCGGTCAGCCCGACCCGATACTCGGCCTGGAACGCGACCCGCGACGCGGCCTGCCACTTCTGGCTGTCCATGCGGCGGAGCTCCTGCACCTCGTCGAAAATCACCGTGCGGACGTTCCCGGCGAGGTGGTCGCCCCAGCCGCGCAGCTTTGAGTACTGCATGATCAGCACGTCCGGCTCGTGCCCGTTGCGGTCGCGGAGGTCGTGGGGCTGCATCCGCTTGGCGACGTGGTAGCGGAGCAGCGGAAGCGTCTTCAGCAGTTCATCGACCCACTGCGCCGGGAGGTGCGTCAGCGTCACGATCAGGGCGGGCAGCGCGTTCGGCTCCCGCAGCAGCAGCAGGCCGCTCATCGACTTGCCGAGACCGACGTCGTCGGCGAGCAGCAGCGACCCGGTCGTCAGTGCGAGGTCGGCGGCGACGAGCTGGTACTCGCGGGCGGGGCGGGCTGGCTCCGCGAACGGCAGGTGCGGGCGCTCGCCGGTCAGGATCGCATGGACGGCCTGCTCCGTCCGCCGGTGCTCGTCGGCATCCCCGGCGAGGCGCGCGGCGGTCTCCGCGTCCATCTCCATCGGGTACCGCTCCAGCAGCCACTGCAGGTCGCGGCCGACCTCGGGGGTGGCGTGCAGGACGATGCCGCCGTCGAGGTACGGGTAGGCGCGCGGAAACAGCCGCTTCGCCTTGATCAGCACGTACGGCGCGGCCTTCAGCGCCCACATCGGGCGCGGGCCGCCGTTCCGCCACCCGACGCGGGCGGCCGGGTTCGGGTCGTAGCGGAGGACGCCGTGCGTTTTCAAAGGTCGGCCCCGGGGAGCGCGATCACGGCGAGCCGCTTGTCCGCGATGGCCCGCTGCAGGCGGAGGTGGCTGACGCGGGTCGTGACGAGCACTATCCCGTCGATCTTGCCCGTGTCGAGGTAGCGGCGCAACTGGCGGGCGACCTCCCCGGCGCTCCCGCTCGTCTTCACCTCGACCGCGACCCGGTCGACGAGGACGTCGGGGCGGCAGCCCTTCGCGATCGTGACCTCGCGGCGGGGGCTGAACCCGGCGTGGAAGAGCGCCGCCGCGACCCCGGCCTGCAGCGCGTCCTCGCTGGCGTACGCGAACCTGTAGGCGCGGATGGCGTGCTCGACCTGCCGGAGGGCGTCGGTCACGCGTCCGCCAGGAGGTCGAGCTGCCCGGACGCGGCGACCTGCTCGCGCGCGGCGTCGGCGCGCTCACGGGCGCGAACGTAGTCGAGGGCGCCCTCGCCGTGCTCCGCCCAAAACCGGATCCGCGCCTCCGCGATCCGCATGTAGCCCGGCTCTCGCTCGACCCCGACGAACCGATGGCCGTCGATCGCGGCGGCACAGCCGGTGGTGCCCGAGCCGAGGAACGGGTCCAGCACGACTCCTCCCGGCGGGGTCACGAGCCGGATCAACCAGCGCATGAGCGCGATCGGCTTCACGGTTGGGTGGCCGTTGCGGGAGGTCCGGTCGGTGCCTTCGGCCTGGAATGTGCCGGGGCTGGCGTCGCCGCTCGACCAGTTCAGCGGCTGCGCGTCGAAGCCCTCCAGCCCGGCGTTCCGCTCGGCACGGCTGACCTTGGCGCAGTAGAAGAAGCGGGACGCGCCGCCGGAGTCGCCGTAACTGGGTGGCATCTCGTCTTCGCCTTCCATCCCGTAAACCTGATGTGGCTGCCAGCGGCGCGGCGTTCCGCCCTTGTTTCCGGCCGCGTGAAGGTGCTCGGTCTGCTCGTCGAGCGCCTCGGCGGCGTCCTCGTCGAGCAGCACGTTCGCGGGCCAGCGCCCCACCTGCCCGTCCTCGGCCGCGACGGCCTGCGACCTGAACTCCTCCCGCCCCGGCGACGCATTGAAGCGGACGGGTTCGTCGGGATCGCGGCCTGCGTTCGACGTGCCCCAGACGCCGTCGCCCTTCGGCCCCGCGACGCGGCAGGCGTCCACGTTCAGCGCCCCGGTCCCGTGCGCCAGCACGTTCGCCGCCACCGTCCCGTCGAGGGGCTTCCTCGCCAGCACGATCGGCTCGAACGCGGGCTTCAGCGCGGTCCCCCATCCCTGGACGGCACGAGCCTCCTCGGTCTCCGGCTCGTACACGTGGCGGAGACCGTCGGGGTTCTCTGGGCTGGCGTGGAACGTCTGCCCGATCCTCGGCCCCTCCTTCTCCTCCTGCCGCCGGACGCCGCCGCGAATGAAGTGGTCCTCGCGTCGCCAGCCGCCCTCCGCGCCGAGCACCTTGTCGACGGCACGGGCGACGTCGTGGCTTTTCGGGAACCCGCTGCCGTACATCCAGGCGAGCGTGTCGCGGATCTCGAACCCGGCGTCCTCGACCCCGGAGACCATCCGGTGGTAGGTGCGCGTCCCCGCGAAGCAGAGCAGGTGGCCGCCGGGCTTCAGGACTCGGTACGCCTCCTGCGCCCACGCCTCCGTCCACATCTGGAAGGCGCGGTTCCCCGTCGCGCTCACGTCGTAGATCCCCGCCGACTGCGCGCCGTTGCCGAAGTCCCCGCCGTCAGCGTCCCGGCCGAGGGAGCGGCGACGCTCGACCTCCCGTTCTATGTCGGCGCCGTCCCACGACTTCCCCATGAAGCGGATCCCGTACGGCGGGTCGGTCACGACGGCGTCCACGCTCTCGGCTGACAGTCCGCGCATGGCCTCGACGCAGTCGCCGAGGATCAGGGTCGGCTCGCTCACGCAGCGTGAGGCCCGTCGAACAGGGACGGCTGCGCGTCGTCGCGGGGCCGCGCGCGGGCGGGTTCCTTCCACCACCGCGCGACTCTGGCCTCGCACAGCGCGGCGTACTCGGGGTTCAGTTCGACGCCGACGGCGCGGCGGCCGAGGCGGAGCGCGGCGACCGCCGCCGTGCCGCTGCCGATGAACGGGTCGAGGACGGTGCACGGCTCGACCGCGACCTCGGGAGGCGGGGGCACGTGGACGCGCTCCAGCAGGCCGCGCTCGATCCACGACTCCAGCAGCAGGTGCGGCACCGGCCGGGCACCGGAGCGGTCGGCGCGGACGTAGTGGGCGAACGCCTCCCTCCCGGCCTCGGACTCCAGCACGTCGACGAGTTCGACTTCCTCTATCGCACGCAGCTGCGCCGCGTACGCCTGCTGCTCGTAGCGGGTGATGGTGCGGACGCCCTCGTCCTCGGCCCGCTCGCGCTCGAATCCGGCCCGGCCGACCTCCAGCGTCGGGTCGGCGGCGGGGGACTCCCCGAGGGGCGTCTCGATCGGGGTCCGGTCGACGCCGTCACACGCGCACGTCGGCTGCCACCCGATCGTGCGGTTTGCGCGGACGTGCTTCAAGGTGGAGCCGCCGTCGAGTCCGCGCTCCTCGCGGCCGCCGATGCCGATCTCGTACTGGCTGGCGCCCTTGGCGCTCCATGTGCCCTCGGGCAGCTCCGGCTCGCCCTTCTCGATGATCCGCGCCCACGGCGCGCCGCAGCCGGTGCAGCAGCCCTTCTCGCTCGTCCCGGCCCTGATCGCGCGGGCGGCGAGCTCGACGGGGAAGGTGGCGAAGTGGGCGGACGGGTACGGCTGCGTGGCGATGTCCCAAACGGTGGTCGCGAGCGACTCGTCTCCGACGCGCATCGCGTCCGCGAACACGTCGGCGAGCCACGCGGCCTCGTCCTCGGCCTCCTGCGCGATCTGCCAGACGCCGCGCATGTTGCGGGTGGCGACGCCCTCCATAACCCCGCCGGGGCTGTGCCTGACGGTGTGGCCGTTTGCGCCGCCAACTCGGTCGGATCGGACGCGGTCGGGCTGGACGCTCGGCTCCTTCACGGCCTCGGCGTCGTAGAAGTACATAGGGCGCTTCGAGAGCAGGAAAACGTACTCGTGCGCGGTCGTCGGCCTGTCGGCGACGCTGGCGGGCATCGCGTTCCTCTTCCACCAGATGATGTCGGCGCGAAGCCACCAGCCGTCGGCGCGAAGCGCGGATGCGACCGACCACGGGATTCCCGCGAGGTCCTTCGGCTTCAGTCCCTCGACGGCCGGGGGCCGGACGTTCGTGCCCTCCCCGACCCCGCCGCGCTTCCGGTCTACCGTCTGCGGCGTACGGCGCGCGGTCACATTCGGCCGGTGCGGGCCGTCCTGCTTCCAGCCGCGCTCGGTCGCGATCGACTGCGACGTGTTGTAGGTGCTGCTCGACGCGTAGCTGTCGCCGAGGTTCAGCCAGACCGTGCCGTCATCGCGGAGGACTCGGCGCACCTCCCGGAACACGTCGACCATCGCTGCCACGTACTCGTCGGGGGTCGGCTCCAGCCCGATCTGCTGGTCGACACGGGAGGCGCCGCATTTCGAGCACGTCTGTCCCATCGGTTCGCGGTCCTCAGCGTTCTTCACGTCGGCGTAGCCCTCGCCCCAGTTCTGATTCAACTTCGACTTCGTACGAAACGGTGCACCGAGGTGGTCGCAGTCGGGACTGCCTCCTTCCCATGTGCCTGTGCCGTAGTCGCGGAGGCCGAAGTAGGGCGGGCTGGTGACGACGCAGTGGACGCTGGCCTCGGGGAGGGTGCGCAGTTGCTCGCGTACGTCGCCCACCAGGAGCGTGAATCCCTCGGTCGTCATCCGCGTATCAGGCTACGGCAGGGGTCGGACGTACGGTACGGAGTCGCTTCCGGAACTTGTGCTTCGGGAACGAGCCGATGCACTCGGCGCCGAGCGCCAGCATGTCGGCGTGCGTGCGGGTGTTCGGACCCGCCTTGCGTGCGACCATGACGCCGTCGCGCACGTAGACGCGCTCGGCCTTCGTCATCCCGACATACTCCCATCCGGCCGCGAGGTAGATCGCCTCGGTGTGCCCCTGCCACTCGTCGGCGTAGGTGACGAGCAGCGACCAGCGCGGGTCAGCGCGGATCAGCCTGACCGATCGGCCGAGCAGGAAGCTCGCCGCGTTCGTTGGCACGTCCGGCTCGATCGCAAGACGCGAGAGAGCGAGTACGCCCTGCCAGGTGCTGTCGTCCATGCCTGCCTCGCGGAGCGACGCCTCGGCAGCGGTCCGTGTCGGTGGCATCCAGAGTGCGCACCCGACGACATCGAGCGGCCACGCTTCTCGGCGGTATAGGCCGTGCCGGAACGTCGCGGTGTTCGCGGCACCAGCGGCGTAGTGGAGCCGCTCGATCAGTGCCACGGCTTGGTTGAGGGAGCAGGTGTCCACGATCCAGTCGGCACGGTGGAGCGGGTTCGCGGGGCGGTGTCTCATCCGAGCAGACGAGCGAGGCAGGCGCGGGCAAGCAAGGGCGGGACGGCGTTCCCGATCTGCTCAAACTGCTTCGTGCGTGATCCCTGCCACGGATAGTTCGGCGGGAACGACTGAAGTACGCTCGCCTCAGCAACCGAGATCCTGACCGCGTTCGTCTGGTGCGAGGGTGGCGTATCGCCAGCTACATACTCAGGGTTCCTGCCTACTCGGGTCGTCGCTGGAATGCGGGCGTCGCCAGCGACCGTCGGTGAGGGCCTCTGTTCGACCCACTCTTCCTTCGGCTTCGGGCCTGTCTGCGACGGCTGGTCGGACTCGGACCACACGGGGACGCCTTGCGCGAGTCCGGCCGCGAGCATCGTCGGGGCTGGTTCCTCGATCGGCCGCGGCTTCGCGCCGACCTGCCGCACATCCATGTGTGTCGGGTGCCCCTTCTTCCACGACTGCGGCGCGTCAGTGTGCTCGCCCTCGGGCGCGATCTTCCAGGCACCGGCGGCCTTCGGGGACGAGCGTCGGCGCGGGTTCGTCGACGGAGCGTTCGTACGGTTCCATGTCCTCGGGGTCGCGGGACACGCTCATCGTGTTGTCGCCAGTGCGAAGCACCAGCGGCGGTGACTCTTCGCCCTCGACCTGCCACTGGCGGGCAGTGCTGCCGACCGTCGGCGCAGGCTGTTCCTCGGGATCGACGGGGCCACGATTGAACTCGTCGCTGCGGCCGTCGTGAACGGTCCAGCTTCGCGCCTTTGAGGTCAGCGCCTGCGCTGGCATCTCGTCCGGCGCGAACCCTTCCTCGGAGCGGTCACCCGAACGTTCCCGCTGTACCCACTGGACGTCGTTCATGCGGTGCCCGAAAAACATCGTCCCCGCCGGTTCGTCAAGACCGCGTACGGCAACGTTTTCCTGGTTGCCGTTCCGGAGCGCCACGTCCTCGACATCCTCGACGGGCAGGCCGTCGCCGTCGCCGACGACCCAACTGTCGGTCTTGCCGGTGACGACCCGGCTCGGCGCGTCGTTCGCGTCGAACACGTCGGTGGGGCGGCTGCCGTCCTCGCCGCGGGTTCGGATCGGGATCTGCTGGTCGTAGCTCCAGCGTGGTGTGTGGTGGCCGCAGAGGACACGGGCTGGTCTGTCCTCGGACGGCACCCAGCCGAGCGCCTCCGCCATGCTGATCCACGGCAGCAGAGCCTCGTCGCCAGCCACGATGATCCGCTGCCGTGGGCCAGGGTCGAAGAGCGTGGCGTGCCCGTTCTCCTTCGGCATCGGCACATACCGCTGGTGCGTCGGCTCAGGCGGACCGACCAGCCGCTCGCGATCAGCGAGCAGGATCGCCCGCTGCCGTGTCTGCGGCACCCCGAACTGCTCACTCGACAGGCAGCCCGTCCACACGTTCCAGCCCGCGATCCTGAGTGCCTCGGCCATCTTCTCCCAGATCGGGAGGACGGGCGGCACCTGCTCCAGCGCGATCCACCGAGGCTTCAGCGCGAGCGACCACCGGAGCGGCTCCACAACGAGGATACTCATCTCTGCCTCACGGCGGGCCTTCACGGCTGCCTTCGCGAGGTCGGGTTCGCGACCTTTCCTTGTGGCCTTCTGGCGTTCCTCCTCTTGGGCGCGGGGGAGCAGTTCCGCGTAGGCACGGTCGCGTGACTCGGCACGGGTGTCCTGGCCGTTCAGGAGCGCGTCGATGCACTCGATGATGATGTCGATGACGACGTGGCCCGACCCTCCCCCTGCGTTTGAGAACGTCGGGCAAGGAGGCGACCCGATCAGGAGACGGCACGGCGCGAACTCCAGCGGGTCGAGCTCGAACACGTCCGCCTGCATGGTGCGGAGTCCAGCGGTGTTGCGTGTCGCGCAGGCCGCGTCGTCCCACTCGATGCCGAGCGGCTCGACGCCGAGTGCGAGTGCGCCGACATCCCAGCCTCCAGGCCCAGCGAAGAGGTCGAGTGCGTCCTCCATCACCTCCACGGTAGCCGTCAAGCGACGAGTGCTCCGCGCTTCGCCGCGTCGTAGCGGGCTTGCCGCTCACGGTGGCAGGTCAGGCAACGGCGGCGGCCGCTCGCCAGGTTGCCGAGGTTCGCGCCGGAGAGCGGATGCCTGTTCACGCACTCCTCCTTGCGGGCGTTGATCCCGGCGGGGCTGTTGCTGATCCGAATGTGCGGGCCTCGCGCGATCTCTTCCAGGTGGTGCGGGTTCGCGCAGGCGCGGTCCTCACAGCGATGGTGCAGTTCCAGTCCAGGGGTCGGGTCGGCGACCAGCACGCGGTAGAGCAACCGATAGACGCGGAGCACCTTACCCCCGACGTGGATCTGGCCGTAGCCGGTGCGGACGTTCAGGCTGCCCGGCCAGATCCAGCACGGAGTGTCGAGTGGACCCGATGCCGGGACGAGGCGGAGGAGGGCACGGCCTGCGGCGGCGGCCTCGATGGCATAGCGTTCGTCCATTGACGTATCAGGCTACGCGGCGGATCGGACGGCCTAACGGCGCGCCGGGCCGAACTGAAGCCAGACGGGGCAGGATCGGACGCACGCGCCGACCTTGCAGTCGCGGGCGTGGACGTGCCGGTGGCCGGTGTCGAAGAACCCGAGCGCGGCCTGCCGCGACTGGACGCGACGCATCCCCTTCCGGATCCGGTGGTGGTCGTGTTCGAGCGGCGTCGCGTTCACCGGCAGGTTGCGGAGGCCACCCCGCGCCTCAGCCCCAGCGATCGAGTGTGCGCGCTTATGCACGGGGTCGCGGACGCCCCGGCCGAGCAGGTCGATACCGACGTTCATGTTCAGCCGCCGCAGCTGTGCGGCCAGGGCGTCCCAGTACTTCCGGTCACGGTTCGACCCGCACGCGTTGCCGAGCATCGTCGCCGTGGCCGCGCTCGATCAGGGCGTCGCGGAGCCGCCGGTACTCGGAGGCGGTCACTCGGCGGGGACGACGTCGAAGTCGTACCGCTCGAAGATCGCTGAGAAGTGCTCGCGTGCTGCGGCGAGCGCCGCGTCGAAGTCGAGCACCTCGTCGAAGACGTAGGTCGAGTGCGAGCCGGGACGGTCGTCGACCGAGTAGTCGGGGAAGGTGAGCGCCGTCCAGCCGCCGAGATGGTGCACGGTCGCACGTCCCTGGACGTGCGACCGCAGGAGGCCGCCGTCGACGCGGTAGCCCCACGGGATCGCGGGGCCGCCCGGTGGGTCGGCCTGGGTCGTGTGGGGATACCCGCCCGCCATCGCGATCAGCTCGTCGCGGTCCGGGCGGTACGGATGGCCGTCGCTGCCGGGGAGCCAAAAGTGGTGGCCCGGCACGCGCCAGCAGCCGAAGTAGTAGGCCCTCACGCGCCGACCGCCGCCTGGAGGGACCGGGCGCGGGCCGAGGCGGCGAGGGCGTCCGCGCGCTCGTTCTCCGGCGTCCCGGCGTGCCCCTTCGTCCACCTGAACGTGACCGACCCGTGCCGCGCCACGGCCTGCTGCAGCCTGCGCCAGTGCGCCTGGTTCGCAACCGGCCCCGTCCTCGTGCGCCACCCGCGTTCGATCCACCCGGGCAACCAGCCCCACCCTCGAACGACGTACTGGCTGTCGCTGACGACGAGCACGTGGTCGGCGGGGCCGAGCTGGTCGAGGGCATAGGCGGCGGCGAGGATCTCCGCCTGCTGGTTCGTCGCGGCGGGGAGCTCCAGCGCGCCCTCGACGGTCGCGTCGCCGATCAGGGCGACGTAGCCGACCCCGGCGGGGCCGCCGGTCGCGAGTCCGCTCCCGTCGACGTACGCGACGATCACCGGAATGGCTCCGGGTGGAGTCGGCCGGGGAGGTAGAGCGGGTGGCGCGGCTCGCTGTCGAGGGTGAGTCCGAGGTGGTGGAGCTTGGCGGCGGGCAGCAGCGCTGTGACCTCGTCGCTGCGGCCGCGGAGGGCGCCGTGCGTGCCCCACGCGCACACGATCAGGTCGGCGCGGTCGGCGAGTGCGAGCAGGTGCCGGTCGTTCTCGGGGTCGTCGTCGACGAGCAGCGCGGCCGGGTCGGTCGATCGGAGCGCGAAGAGGTTTCCGACGAGGAGGCGCGTGTGGCCCCAGGCGCGGGCGAACGCGACGCAGCGGCGGATCGTGGCGTCGTCGACGCGCGCGTCGGCCGTGGACGGGTTCAGCATGACGAACAGCACGGCCTCGGGCCCGGCGGCGAAGAGGTTGGGGGCGAGGTCACGCTCCAGGGTGTAGCGGTACCGGCCGCACTCGGAGAGGACGGCGGTCACGGCCTCAGCGGGGTCGGCGGGGGCGGGGACTTCCGGAGGCCGCGGAAGGGGCGGACGACCCGGCTGCCATCGAGTCGGCGGATCAGGACGTTGCGGGGGCCGCCGTGCGTCGCCTCGCCCTGCTTCTTCGTGCCCCACTGCGCGAGGATCCTGACCGGCTGGCCGCGCTCCCAGTAGACGCGCCCGCGGAGGCTGTTGCGGGACGTCTGCGGCGGTGCCCACGCGATCCCCGTCATCGCCTCCGCGTACAGCCTCCGCTCCGCCGTCCGGTCGTCCTCGCCGTCGCGGGCGTGGCGGCGCAGCGGCGGATGGCCGGAGTACCCCGCCGGGAGGCCGTGCCAGCGGCAGTCCGGATCCGCGCGGACGACGAGCGCTCGGCCGCCGACCTGCGTCTTCTCGCAGGCGCAGCTCACCCGCCCGGCCCGAGCTCGCCCTGCTGCTCCTGCGGCTCAAGCTCGCCCGCGATCCGGACGAGTTCCAGGATCCGTTCCCGCGTCGGCCTCCGGTTCACCTCGATCTCGATCGGGCCGTCGCCCGGCCCCACGTGGCGGTGGTCGACGCGCTCTCGGTAGACCTCCGGCCGGTGCGCCTTCAGCAGCAGCGTCAGCATCGCGTCCGAGACCCGTACGGACTCCTCGACCCACTCCGTCCGCTCGACCACCTGCCCGTCGACCGTCCGCGTGATCGTCCGGAGCACGCGGCGCGCCTCGCCGGTCGTCGCCCTCGTGTGCGCCACCTGCTCCAGCAGGTCGACGCCGACGTCGACGGCCTCGTCCCACGCGGCCCGGAACTCGGGGTTCTCCTTCCGCTCCAGGTAGACCATGGCGCGGCTGATCCCGGCGGTCCGGGCGGCGCTGCTCACGTTCGGCATCAGGGAGAGCGCTTCGAGGAAGCGCGGGATCCAGTCGCGGTCGCCCCAGTCGCGCGGCTCAATCGCTGTGCGGGGCCTGTCGTCGGGTTCGGGGCGGGTGCTCATGGGGTGTGTCTAGGTGTCTAGGTTATAGCGCGTATCAGGATGCAGCGGCGGGCGGGTTCGCGGTGGCCGGGTTCTCGTCCTGGAGGCGGCGCATCCAGGCGCCGATGTCTTCCGCGAGTTCGGGCCTGTAGGCGTCCAGCGGTGCGGCTGCGACCATGTCTGTGATCCGCTGGCAGGGGCGGCACATGGCGTAGGTGCCCCCGGCGCCGTCGGACTCGTGGACGAGGACGCCGTTCGTCCGTTCGCAGACGGGGCAGGCGGCGTCGCTCACGCGGCGTGAGGTCCTATCTCCTCGGCGGGGAGCCAGCCCCCGTTTTCGGCCCTCGGGTGCCTCCGGGCGAGTCCGAGCTGCTCCAGGGCGTAGAGGTGGTGGTGGGTGGTGGAGGGGGACGCGTGCCCGCAGATCGCGCCGACGTCGCGGACGCGGGCGGGCCAGCCGTCGACGGTGGCTTGCCTGAGCGCGTCGAGGACCTGCCGCTGCGCCGGGGTAATCCTCTCCACGCGTATCAGGCTACGCCGTGGATCGGACGCGGGGGAACGGATTGACGATCCACTCCCGTTCTACTGCGTCGAGGATCCCGATCTGGCCGAGGTCCCCGAGGGTGCCCCCGTGCTCGCGCTGGTCGGCGTGCAGCTGCGCGATGGCCGCGCCGACGCCCTCCGGGTCCGGGGCGCATGCCAGCACCGTCAGCGCGTCCCCGTCGCGCCCGTAGAGGCGGTAGCGGTGCGCCTCGTCGCGCGGGTAGACGGCGTCGGGGTCGATCCGGTTCACCGGTCGGCAGCCAGCGGTTCCACGATGACGTGCCTTCTGCCCGACGGCGCGAGCGCGTACCTGCCCCGCAGGGCCTCCAGCCTCCGGTCAGCGAGGCCGACGGCGATCACGACGCCTTCCCACGGGTACACGGCCGTGTCGATCGGCGCGTAGACGGGCAGGCCGAGCCGCACGGCCTCCCGCATGACCTCGTCGGTGCGGTCGGTCACGCCGCCCTCCGCCGCGCTCGCCTCGGCCCGAGGGTCAGTCGCCGAAGCGCCCGCAGGTACGCGTCCCGGGTCATCCGGCCCTTCACGTACGCCTCGCGGAGCCGACCGGCGGGGCCGCTCCACTTCCCCGGCGTGAACCGGTCGAGGTCGCCGTAGGGGTCGCGGACGTTCACGCGAACCGCTTCAGATCAGTGAGCGAGTAGGCGAGCCTGACACCGCCGAAGTCGCTGATCTCTGCTTCGAGGAGCGCGTCGTCGCCCTTGGCGAGGCGCGTGATGACGGCCTGATCGACGCGGATGCTTCCGCCGTCACGGGTGCGCTGCGTCCACGTCTCCTGCCCGTCCCCGCGGCCGGTGCGTCGCCAGCCGCCGCGCCGGAGGACTCGGTGCCAGCGGCGCAGTTCGAACGCCTGCCGGAGGCGCCTCACCGCGCCACGACCTTGACACCCTCGGTGTCCTGCTCGGCCTGCTGCGCGAGCCGGGTTCGGTTCCCGATCCGCCAGTGCGTCTGGTAGGTGGCGTCGAGCCAGCGTGCGGGGCGACCGGCGAGGCCGTCCGTGTAGCCCTGCTCCCGGAACTGCCGGTCGCGGAGGGCTCGCTGCCTCGCGTTCACCTGGGCACCTCGGGCGCGCGGTCGCTGCGGCGTGCCAGTTCGTCCTTCAGATCGGCGTAGAACGCGCCGACGATGGCGACGAAGTCAGCGAGCGTCGCCGTGTCGATACCGCCGAGCGTCCCGGTTGTGCTGTGGTCTTCGGCGACCTGGCGGATCGCTCGGGACATAGTCGCCATCGGGCTAGCCATCATGCGGACGTCCGCCACGACGTCCGTCCTGAGCGGTCACGTAGACGGCGCCGTCGCGGCCGTCGTAGCCGGGCGCGAACGCGTAGCGGCGCTCGGCCCCGTCGTCCTGCTGGATCTCGCCGAGCCACACCTCGTGGTTCAGGTCGCTGCCCTCCCGGCGGACAGCGGCCTTGCGGGTGCTGCCGCACTCGGTCTCCATGACGACGGCGCGGTAGGCGCGGCCCGGCCCCGACGGGACGACGGTGACCCATTCCCCGCGCCTGAGGTCCATCGCGCGCCTAGTCATCGGCGTGCCCGCTCATGACGTCGTGGTGGTCGGGGTGCTTCGGGTCCGCGATCTCGTACGCCTCGCGCGGGTCGACGTGCGCGGCCCGCTCGCGGCGGACCGCCTCGCCCTCGGCGCGGTGCTCCAGCGCCGCCTGCACCTGCCGCGAGTCGAGGAACTCGTACAGCACCTCCTCCGGAACCGAGAACACGAGGTCGGCGAGCGCGATGGGGAGGTCGTGGTCGCCTGAGACGAGCAGCGTGTAGCCACTCTCGTCGTAGTCGAGCGCGATCCTGTCGATCATGTCCCGCTCGCCTCCCAGTCATAGACGGTCGCGCCGCTGACCACGCGTCCCGAGAAGAGGTGTTCGTCCTCGTCGAGCCGCAGGATACGGCGGAGGCCCTGCTCCGGGGCGGCCGTGATCGCAGCGTCGCGGACGGTCAGGCCCGGCAGGTCGGGGCTCGGGCGGGCCGCGAGCCATATCCGCAGCGACTGCTCGTACCGCTCCGCGTCGGCGGGGTCGTCGAACTCCGCCCGCTCGCGGATGTGCTCGACGGGGATGCCGGTCGCGGAGTCCTGCGCCACGATCAGGGTGATGTGCACCGCCTCGGGGCGGATCAGGCCAGGGGCGTGTTCGGTCATCCGTCTCCTCCTTGCTTTCGCGGGTCGTGGGGACTGTCCTTGCCAAAGTGCGAGTCCCACCAGTCTGTGATCTGCCCGTCGGCGTCGAAGGACGCGGTCGCGGCGATCGGCGAGACGGTCGTGAGGCCGCCGCCGTCGATGGGGTCCTGCGGCCACCCCTCCGAGCGAGCGCGGTCCCACTGCTCGAACGTGATCGGGCGAAGCGACCCGACGTCGTGCGAGGACAGTTCACCGGCGGCGCACATGACGGAGTGCCAGCAGCCGTACTCCCTGCCGCGCTCCCTGCCCGAGAGCGTCAGCGGCCAGTCCTCCGGATAGCGGGTCCGCGTGAACGCGTCCGTGGTGTGCCCGTATACCGTCAGCTCGGGGTAGACGACGATGTAGAACGCCTCCGCGCCTCCGCCGTCGGGCGGATCGCATCCCATGAAGCAGGCGCAGCGGTCGGCGAGTTCGCTCACGCGGCGGCCTCGAACGCGGGGCAGGGGCAGTCGTCGCAGCGGCCCTCGAAGCGGTCGCCGTGGTGCGCCTCGTGGTGGTGGCCGCACTCGCAGTAGTCGTCCGGGTTCGGGTCGCGCTCGTGGTCGGGGCGGTACCCGTAGGCGAGCGCGGCCTCCGCCATCACGGTGTTCGCGACCTTCAGGTCGATCGAGTCGAGGGGGCGGTCAGGCATCGGTCACCTGCGTGCCCGGGGGAGGCCCCGCCGTAACCGGGACCTCCCCGAGGCGCGCCCTGAACTCCCACCGCTCCGGGTCGAAGACGTAGCCGGTCAGGTCGAACGCGTCGGGGTGCCGGTAGCGGCCTCCCTGTTCGCGGACGACGATGCGGAGGCCGTCGCACGGGCCTCCGACCACGCGGGCCTCACGGCCCCGCAGGTTGTCCGAGTCCGTCCAGCGCACCTCAGGCGACCGCCTTCCGGTAGAGCGCGTCGTGCTCCCCCTTCTTCATCTCGACCAGCCCCTCCGCGATCAGGTTGGCGAGCGCCGCCTCGATCTGCCGGTGCGACGGCCGGTTCCGGGCCTCGGGGTGCCGCTCCCTGTAGAGCCTGTCGATCCGCTTCGACAGAGAAGCGCCGTCGCCTGTGTGGTAGCCGTCCAGGTACCGCGACAGCCAGACGCCGGGGCGCGCCGCCTCCTCGGCGTGCGCCTCGATCGCGTCGAGGACCACCTGCTCCACCTTGCCGCGCGATCGGTCAGTCATCGTTGCTCTCGGCCTCGATGCGGATCAGGTGGCCGTGGTGCTCCACGAAATCCGTGTCGCGGTCTAGCTGACGCTGCTCGGTCTCGGTGACTTCGCGCGAGCAGACAGCGCAGGTGCTCCTCGGCGCCGGTTTGCTGTCAGCGATCAACTGCGACAGGGAGGGGTGGGTGCCGTCGCGGAGCGCGGCGATCTCCTCGGCGTGGTCGCGGAACTTGCGTGGCGTCATCGCACGTACTCCATGACCAGTTCGCCCTCTTCGGTGACGACGACGACCCGCTGGAAACTACTGCGGCGGTAGACGGCCCAGGCGGTCTCGATCGCGACCTTCGAGTCGGTGTGCACGCCGAGCAGGATGTTGTCGGCGTGGAGGTTGAACACGCCGGGGCGTCCTGCGACGTCCTCCGCGACCGTGGCCTGCGGGGTTCGGGGCGATGCGGCGTTCCCGTCGATGGAGACGTGGTCGGCCGTGCCGCGCTGCGCGATCTCGATCGTCGCGGCGTCTGCCTCGACCTCGAACGTGGTGCCCATGCCGTCGGTGGCGACGAGCACGCCCGCCTGCAACCCGAAGAACTCGCTGGCGGCGGTGAGGTCCAGCGCGAGCCGGGCGCGGGTGACCGCGACGTACATCAGCCGGAGCTCTTCGCCGCTCGGCTCGTCGGGGAAGTCGTCCGCGATCTTCACGCTGTCCCACTCGCGACCCTTCGCCTTGTGCGCGGTCGAGATCACGATGTCGGCGTCCTCTTCGCGAGGCATCCGCTCCAGCGCGTCGAGAATGGTCTGGACGCCGAACTCGTCGATCAGGTTGACCATCAGGCGGAGGTCGCCGCCCTGCTCGTCCTGCTCGACGTACTCCTGAACCTCGCCCCAGGACTTGAAGCAGGCGAGTTCGGGGTGCGACGTCCAGCCCTGCGTCATCAGGTCGTTCGCGGCCTTCGCGAAGTCAGCGACCTCGCGGCCTCCGCCGACGAGGTGCGGGCGGCGCCCGCGCTTCAACTCGTCCAGCAGGATCGTGATCGTCGTCGCGTTCGTGCGGCACAGGTACGCGTCCGGTTCGGCGAGCGCGCCGACGGTGCTCGGGATCGACTCGGTGCCGGTCAGCGTCAGCTCGGCGTCCAGGAGGCGGAGGCAGTGGTTCGCCTTCTCCGCGACGGCGGGGCCGAACCGGAAGGACTGCGACAGGTACGCCTTCTGCTCGGCCTGCACCTTCTGCAGCGCGTTGACCGCGCCCGTGAACGTGTAGATCTGCTGCTGGCTGTCGCCGACCCAGACGATCTGCGCGTGCGTCTGCGCCTCGATGATCGCGACGAGGACGGGGTTGGCGTCCTGCGCCTCGTCGAAGAGGATGAACTCGGTGTCGATGCGCGGGCTGCTGAGGTGCCACATCTTCAAGTAGTGGTCGTGGCGGAACGGGAGGATCCCCCGCTCGTTCACGATGTCCGCCCATGCCTTCCGCATGTACGGGACGTGCGTGCGGGCGACCTCGTTGTTGTTGACGTAGGAGCCGGGTGGGAGGTCGATCCCGTCGATGTACGGGACGTGCCGCGCCTCGGGCTGCAGGTCGGCGGACTGGCAGAACCCGATGACGCCGCGCATCGTCAGCCCGGCGAGGAAAGCGGGGCCGAGCCGCTTGTGCGTGCCGTCGGGGAGCGTCAGGTGGATCGGCTCGCGGATGCCGAGGTGCTTCGCGAGGTCGGTCGACTTCATCCGCGCGCTGTTCTTCAGGCGGGCGGCGTAGCGGGTGCCCGGCACGACCGCGCGGTAGGCGAGCGAGTGGGCGGTCGAGCAGGCGACGTTGCGGGGCATCTTCGCCTTCGACTCTTCGACGATCGCCCTGTTGAAGGCGACGTACTGGCCGCGCCGCGTGGTGCTCTCGGCGAGCAGGCGGAGCGTCGATGTCTTCCCGGCTCCTGCGCCCGCCTCGATGACGAGCGACTTGCCGGTTCCGAACAGCGCGAGCGCTTTCTGCTGCTCGGCGGTCGGGGTGATAGTAGTGCTGGACATGCGGGCCTCCCGGTTACGGCGGGTGGACGTGGACGGCCTTACTGTATCAGGATAATCGGACGGGAAGCAAGCACCGGAAGGGGGATCTACGCGGCGACGGTCTCGCGTTCGCGCTGCCGCGCCAGCCGCGCCTCGCAGATCCGGCGCGCCTCAGCCGAGCGGTGCGAGTGCGGGCACGCAACCGGGCGCCGCTCGTCGAGGCCGAGCAGCTTGCGGACGAGCAGGCGGCGGAGCGCCTCCCACTGCGGGTGGTGCGCCGCGCAGGTCGTGCCGACGTTGTCCAGTTCGAACGGTGCGCCGCCCTCGCCGACGGGGACGATGTGGTGCGCGTGGAGAGGCCCCGGCGCGCAGGCGCCGCCCAGGAGCCTAGAGACGGTGCAGCGGCCCTCGTCGCGCTCGATCGCGCGTCGACGGGTCATCCGCCAGCGGAGTGTGCTGTAGATGTTCTCCACGGGGCATCGGGATACATCGTTCCCGACGCGTCGGACGGACAAACCTCACGCCGCGTGAACGAGATGGGGGGCGGGGTCCCTTCCGGCACCCCGCCCCCCTCGCCCTACCCCCCTCCTCGGGGAGGCTACTTCGTCTTCGCGCCCGGCTTCGGGTGCGGGCGCGCCGGGCGGTCGCCGGCCGCTGCGGCCCCGACCTGGTCGACAGTCGCCTCGGCGGTCGCGGACTCGGGCGGCTTGGCCTTCGGCGTCTCGTCCTTCTTCGGGGCCGTGGCCTCCTTGACCGCAGCCTTCAGCGCCTCGACCAGTTCGGCCGGGCTCTCGGGTGCGTCGGACTTCAGGTCGAACCGGGACGGCTTCGTGCTGCCGACCCGCTTGAAGACCTCGCCCTTCTTCGCGCCGCTCGTGATCTGCGCCGACAGGGTCGCCTTCGGCGTCTTCCCCTTCAGCGTCGGGACGACCCCGGACGCGATCACCGCGGTGGCGATCTCGTTCGCGGTCAGCGGCTTCCCCGCGGCCCGGATCGCGGCGATGCACGCCTCGCGTCCGGACACCTTCGTCTTCGTGCTGCCTGCCATGCTGTCCTCCGTTCCGTTCCCCGACTGTTGAGGGCGCGGGCGCGTCGGGGATGCCGCGCGCGCGCCGTGGTTGAGATGGTGTTCCCGCCGCTTCGCGTCGGGCCACTCCCAGCGGAAGCCGCGGACGTCGCAGCCCTCCTCGATGCAGACGACCCGGATGCCGAGGTCGTCGAAGCCGTAGCGGTCAGGCACCTGCGGCCTCCTACCCGTCGTGGAACGCCGCGAATATCTCGGACGCGGCCTCGCGGTGCTCGATCGGCACGTCCGAGGGGTCCTCGAACGCGACCTCTGACGCAGCCTGGAGCGCGTCGTACACGTCGGGGCTGACTACGAGGATCGCGTACGGCGTCCGCTCGTCGATCGCGACCTGGTACGGGCGCGGCGATTCGTCGGTGACGACCATCTTCTTGAGCATCAGGCCACCGCCTCGGCCTCGACCCGCTGGAAGTCGACGTTCCACCGGTCGAGGACGCGGCCGACGATCTCCACAGCCTCGTCCTCGGACGCGGCCTCGACGGTCACCCCTCGGAGGGCGCGCATGTCTCGCGACTCGCGGTCTCCGCTGCTCGTCCAGGCGACGTTCTTGAACGGCACGAAATACTCCATCAGGCCACCGCCTTTGCGCACGTGCACTCGGGGCGGCCGCAGTCGTCCGCGTGGCCGCACGCGATGGCGTTGCTGGCGTAGTGGACGTGCAGGTCGTGCTCCCGTTCGGTCAGCGGAGCGGCGGGCTGCTCGTAGGTGGTGGTGCGGGCGTCGACGATCACGGTGCCTCCTCCTGCGGCGCGTCCCCGTTTATCGGGATACGCGGCGCTCACCACATGTAGCGGACGGCTGCTGGAGAAGTCAAGCGCCCGCTACGAGGAGGCGGGTCGGGCGCGGCCGTGTGCGAACGCGTAGTCCGAGATCCGCGCCAGCGACGTCTCGTGGCTCGCAGGGTCGTTCTCGATCCCGACGAACCGGAACCCCTCCATCATCGCCGCACAGCCGGTCGTGCCGCTCCCGAGGAACGGGTCGAGCACCAAGCCGCCCGGCGGGGTGACGAGCCTGACGAGGTGCCGCATCAGTTCGATCGGCTTCACGGTCGGGTGGAGATTCCTGGTCGTGCCGCCGATCCGTTCGCGGCGGCGCGGCTTCGCGATGTAGAAGAACCTGGCGGCTCCGCCGTCGTCCGCGTCCGCCTCGTTCAGTTCCGCGACGGGACAGCCTGGCGCGCACAGCGTGGCCGTGTGCCGGGCGCCGTTGCCCTCGCAGTCGGGGAGGTGCGCGAGCAGCACGTTCGCGGGCCAGCGCCCGGCGTCGACGGCCTCCCTGACGGTCGCGCTCGGCGGGAAGTCGGTCGCGCCGTCCGTCTTCCCCTTGGGCCGCTCGACGGCGTGCGAACCCGGCTCCCCGCCGGGGCGGGCGGCGTCGATGTTGAGCGCGCCGGTTCCGTACGCGAGCACGGTCTCGGTGACGGTCCCCGCGAGCGGCTTCCGGGCCATGACGATCGGCTCGTGCGCGGGCTTCAGCGCGGTGCCCCAGCCGTCCCACTGCTGCGCCTCTGGCGTCACGGGGGTGCCCTTCGCGATCGGCGCCTTCGTCGGAGAGAACACCTCGTTGCCGCCGTAGTCGGACACGACCCGGTCGGGCCGTTCGGCACCGGCGCTCTTATCGATCTGCTTCGACACGTCGAGGCTCTTCGGGAACCCCGACCCGTAGATCCAGTGGAGGCTGTCGCGGATCTCGAACCCGGCGTCCTCGACCCCGGCGGCGAGCCGGTGGTACATGCGGGTCGCGCCGAACGCGAGGAGGTGGCCGCCGGGCTTCAGGACGCGGTACGCCTCGGCCGCCCACGCCTTCGAGAACTGCTCGAACGCGAGCACGTCCGGACTCGCCCCGGCGTAGGAGGGGACCGCGCGCCAGTCGGCCTTGTCGCCGCACTTGTGCGGGTTCCGGAACGCGTCCCGCTTCCCGCACGTCTGGCACTGGTAGGAGGTGCGGCGCCCGCCGAACGACGGCAGCTTGCCGTGCTTCGCGTCGCCGGGGTCGCCCCAGTTCGACTTCGACGGGTCGGCGCGCTCGGCGTTCGCCCAGCGCGGGTGCATCTCGACCTCGTCGTGGGGGATGAACCTGTCCCAGTCGCGGCCCATGAACTCGATGCCGTAGGGCGGATCGGTCACGACCGCGTCGACGGACTCGTCGGGGAGCGTGGCCATCACGGCGATGCAGTCGCCGAGCAGGATCCGCGCGTCGGGAGGGGCGGCGCGGCGGGGCCTAGCCATGCAGCGTCCGGGCGGCGACGTCCAGCGCGGCGTAGACGGTCTCGCTCGGCCCGGCGGTGCCCTTCTCCTTCGCGACGACCGTCAGCCACGCCTCGACCTGGTCGCGCTGGTCGGCGCTGTAGAGCAGCACCAGTTCGCTCATGCCCGGCGGCGGCGGCTCGGGGCCGGGCGGCGCGGCAGGCGTCTCTCGGTTCAGCTGCCGCAGCTTCGCGAGCCGGTCGTCGAGGTCGTCGCGGGTGTAACCGGTCCCCTCCAGCGCGTCGAGCTCGGCGAGCGCGTTCAGGTGCGTGACGAGCGCGTCGAGGCTGTAGGTGCCGAGCTCGGGGATCCGGTTGTCGGCGAGGAGGTAGGCGCGGGCCTCGTCCTCGTCAGCGAAGTCGTTCTCGATCCCCGCGACGTGCGTCCACCCCTCGGCCTTCGCAGCGAGCCGAACGTGGTGACCGGCGACGATCCGCGGCCCGTCGACGAGGATCGGCCTGACCTGCCCGAACCGCCTGAGCGAGGCGCGGACGGCGTCGACGTCGCCGACCCTGGGGTTGCCGGGGAACGGCTCCAGCTCGTCGATCGGGATCAGGAAGCGGCGGAGCGTCTTCGCCCCCCTCCAGACGGTCCTCTGCCTCGCCGCGGTCTCGGTCACTCCGCCTCCAAGTGTAGGTGGTAGACGCGCCGGAGGAAGTCGCGGCCCGGCCCGTCGCCGAGCTTGCGGAGCACGTAGGCGACCACGTCGGGCCGTTCGCCGGGGAGCCGCTCGCCGATCCGGCGGGCGACCCACTCGCGGTCGCGCCGCTCGGTCCGGTACGCGGCGCGGAGGGCCGTCCCCCCGCCCTTGGCGGGTTCGGTCCACTCGTGCCCGAGCGTGATCACGTACGGGCTGCCGTGGAACGCGCCGTGGCAGAGCATGGCGCCCGTCCCGCACAGGCCGACGACGTTCTCGACGACGTCGTCGCCGGACTGGCCCCGGCCGACGGGTAGGACGTGGTGGCCGTTCGAGGCGGGTCCGCCGCAGGCGAGGCACTCGGGGTGCGCCAGCAGCGCCCTCCTGGTCGCGGTGCGGTCCTCGACCCGGGGCGGGGCCTTCGGGTCGGCGCGGCCGGTCAGAGCTGCCACCCGGCGTCGCGGCTGACCGACAGGTAGGCGGTGCGGGCCTCGCCGGGGACGAGCGCGCGGGCGCAGCAGAGGCAGTCGGGGAGGCCGCTGCCGCCCTCCCACGCGTGCAGCATGACCTCGGTGTCGGCCTCGTCGCGGCGCTTCGCGACCTCCCACTGCCTCGTCAGCGACCCCATCCCGGTGCCGGAGCCGCCCTGCAGGCAGTAGTCGCCGCACGGCGCGTCCGCGAACCGGGCGCGTCCGTCGGCGTCCTGCGCCCACCTGTCGAGGCCGACCGTGGCCCCCTCCCACTGGCCGCGGCCACCGTAGTTCGTCGGCTTCCCGTCGGGGCCGTACGTCGGGACGTCGCTGCCGCGCGCCACGACGTTGAAGTGGTTCGCGCCGTCGTAGAACCGGAGGCGGCAGCGGCTGTCGAAGCCGACCTGGACGGTGCCGACCGCCGGGTCCTGAAGCTTGGGGTCGTTCCACAAGTCGATCTCGCGGAGACGCGACCCGGCGGCGTCGAACACCTCAAGGACGCCGGGCGTGTAGGAGTCGCCGCCGACGCCGACCGCGATCTTCGGCTCCTTGACGTACGCCGGGGGGCCGGAGTCGGAGCCATCGGGCTGCTGCACGGCGGTCACCCACACCTTCGCCTGCGACGCGTCGACGATGTAGTCATAGCGGACGAGCATGATCCGCTTCCCCTCGGCGGCGGAGTACCGGTCGACCCAGTCGACGCCGAACGAGGCGCGGATCTCACCGGCAGCGTTGACGTACGGCGCGACGATGACGTTGGCGCCGCTGATCCCGAACGGGTCGGCCGGGTTCGACGGCGAGCGGTGCGCGAGCATCTCCCACCCCTTGTTCCAGATGTCCGGCTCGCCGGGGATGTCGCGGAAGTGGTGCCAGCCGAAGCCGCCGAGGCCCTGCCAGCGGGGGTCGTTCATCGAGAGCGCGGGCGGCACGAACCCGTCGATGCGGTCGCCGTTCGTCCTGAACGTCATCCGGCCGATGTATCCGGGTCCGACGACGAGGTCACCCGCGGCCGTGACCTGCTTCCAGATCGCGAAGGTGCCGTCGTCGTTGCCGAAGACGTAGCGGTCGCCGAGGTCCTGGATCGTCTGCGTCATGCGAAGAGGTCGTCGCTGGCGCGGACGGTGCCGGTGCCCTCGATCAGGCCGAGGGTGCGCAGCTTTGAGAGGGCGCCGCGGAAGCCGCCCCCTGCGGCCTCGTAGCCGGTCTGTGCGGCGACCTCGGCCACGTCGATCCAGCCGCCCCCGTTGCTGCTGTGGGCGTCGTAGACGGCCTGCAGGACGGCGCGCTCGGCTGCGCGGTTCATCTGGCCGAGCCAGTAGTCGAGCAGCGCCCGCCCCTGCGGTAGCGGCTCCCACTGCCCGTCGATCGCGGCGAGGCCCGCCTCCGTGATCCGGAGGTCGCCCTGCCCGACGATCAGGCCGTGCGTCCGCAGCTTCGAGAGGGCGCCGCGGAAACCGCCGCCGCCCTTCGCGTACCCGGCCTGGATCGCGACCTGCCGGACGGTGCGCGACTCGGGAGAGTGCTGCGCCAGGACAGCCAGCACGGCCCGCTCCGCCCTCCGGTTCAGCGCCACGCCGGGGTCGGCCCCGGCGACGTTCGGCACGGCGGGTCGCCTCGGCGGCGGCGGGGGCTTCCGCGCGGGCGGCTGCGGCACCTCCGGCCGGGACGGCACATCGCGGGCGATGTCGATCGCGAGGTCGTAGTCGGCGTCGAGCATCTTCAGCCTGTACTCGGCGCTCTCGATCAGCGCCTGCCCCTGGCCGCGAAGTCCCTCGTAGTCGGCGCGGATCGCGTCGCGCAGCGGGGCGGGGAACACGGGCACCTCGACGCTGACCTCAACCGGCTCGGCGGGCTCCGCCTCGGGGCGCTCGGCCAGCTGCCGCTGCAGGTCGCGGATCTGCCGCCGCAGCTCGTCGGGGTCGTTCGCCTTCGCGCGCTCGACGGTCGCGGCCATCTGCTCCCCGAGCGCGGCGAGGTCGAGTTCCTTGCGGGCGGTCGGCTCGACCAGCGTCTCGCCCGGCTTCGGCTTCGCGAACGAGTCGAACGTGCGGATCCGCCGGAGGGCGACATTTTCCAGGATGCCGCGCAGCGGCGACCACACCCACGCGGTGCCGTCGGGGAGGGAGTCGAGCGTGGCGATCACGCCGCGGTCGTCGTCCTCGTGCTTCTCCATGATCCAGCCGCGCACCGCGTCGCGCGCCCGCGGGGAGAGCATCCGCATGACGATCAGTGTCTCGATCAGATCGAGCACGGCCTTGTTCAGCGACTGCGTCCGCTGCGTCGTCAAGACGACGCCGAGGCCGCGCGACCGGCCGAGTCCGACGACGTCCTCCATCGCCCCCATCAGCCTCGCGGAGTCGCCCTTGAAGCCGCCGCGCGGCGTCTGCGGCGCGTAGAAGTGCGCCTCGTCCATGATCAGCAGCGTCGTGGTGCGCGCGCGGGCCTTTCGGTCGTAGAGGCGCTCCAGGAAGTCGGCTGCGAACCGCACGGCGCCCGACTTCGACATGTCCGAGAGGTCGAGCACGAACGAGTGCCCGGAGTCGACCGCGAGGTCGGCGATCAGGACACCGGCGTGCGGCTCCAGCGGCACGTCGCCGTGCGGTCCGCCGAGGACGTAGATCGGCAGGCCCGGCCCGTCGCCCTTCCGGTTCGAGCGGAGGCCCCAGTAGACCCCGGTGCGGTCGAAGATCACAGACTGCACGCCGATCGGGAAGGACTCCTCGACGATGACGGCGCTTGCGCTCGACTTCCCGGCGCCGCGGGTCGCGACGATCGCGGTCGCCTCGGTGACGAGGTCGAGCGGCAGCGCGAGGGTGCGGCTGATCTTCAGGGTTGCGGGGGGCACTCGCGTATCAGGCTACGCCGTGGGTCGGACGGTGCCCGCCAGGGCGCGCGTCAGCAGGGCGAGCGCGCCGGGGTCGGGCGTCCACAGTCCGAGCTCGCCCTTCGCGGGGACGGGGTCGGGGAGCCGCACGACGTCCTCCAGGAACCATGCGTAGCGGTCGCGGCTGTAGTCCCCGAACGCGGCCTCGCGAAGCACGGCCTCGCCGTCGGCGTCGGGCGCGCCGAACAGTCGGCGGGTGCCGCCGATCTCGTTTGTGGAACAGACATCGGCGAGGTTCGCGACCGCGAGGATCGAGCCGAGCGGCAGCACCTTCTGCGGTGACAGCAGCGCAAGGCCGCCGAGACCCTCGCGTCGGAGCGCGGCGGCGAACGGCTCGGACGAGCAGAGCGCGCGGGCGTGCGGCGGGAACCCCTTGGCGGCGTGGATCGCGAGCAGGCCGCGGTACGGCGTCGACCAAGAGCGGGTCTCGATCCGCTTCTCCCCGGCGGCGACGAGCGTCGCCCACGGCTGCGTGAGCGTCAGCGCCCTCACCCGGTCGCCGTCAGGTGCGCGTCGAGGATCGCGAGGTCGGCCTCGTGCTTCGCGTGCTCCTCGCTGCCGAGGTCGTGGCTGTGCGCGAACCGCTTGTGCTGCCTGATGAGTTCCAGCGGGATGCAGCGCCAGCCGACGGTGTAGGTGGCGAAAACGGCGTCGCGGTCTCGGAAGCGGATGCCGACGGACTCGGCCCGTTCGAAGCACTGCCGGACGCTCATCCAGTCGGCGTCGCGGGCCGTCCACTCGTAGAACACGTGCAGCGGCGGGTCGTCCCCGAGGTCCCATGCGAGCAGCGGCGGGTCCCCGGCGCGGGGGGTCAGGACGGCCGCGCCGGTGCGGCCGAGCAGTTCGCCCCAGACGCGGCGGTTCACGAACACGTCCACGTCCCCCGGCGGCCGCCCGACGTCGACGCCGTGCAGGTAGAGCACCGCCGAGCCGAAGAGGACGTACTCCGAGTCGAACGCCCCGGCGAGCGCGAGCACCTGATCGAGCACGCCGAGCGTCGTGTCCACGCTCACGCGAGCAGCTCGTCGACGAGCGCCTTCAGGTCGGGGTAGAGCGGCTCGACCGCCTCGCGGAACTCGACGCTCTCGCGGAGCACGGCCGCCCGGGCGCGGAGCCGGTCGAGCCTCTCGCTCGCCTGCTTCAGTTCCCACTTCGTCTTGTGCTGCTTGTCCTGCAGCGCCTTCAGCTGCTTGCCGCGCTCGCGGAGCCGGTCGACGGCGCGGGGGTTCTCGGCGTCGCCGACCCGCCACGGCTTCATGTACCGGATCTGCCGCAGGCTCGGGAACCGGCCTCGGAACCGCCAGCCGCGGTCATCGATGTAGAAGAGGGCGGGCACCTTCTCGGCCGTGACGAGGACGGGGCCGTCGAATCCGTGCTGGCGCAGGTACGCCTCGGCCGCCTCCGCCCCGCCGTCGTGGCGGGCGCGGATCACGACGTCGTAGTCGGCCGCGGCGAGCTCCCGGAGGAAGTCGATCGCGCCGTCGACGGGCGGGTCGGGGATCACGTCGGCGCCCTTCCAGCCAGACGTGTAGCTGTGGATGACGCCGTCGAAGTCGACCGCGACCGCGTACCTCTGTTCGCCCATCAGTCCTCCTCGCACTCCTCGTGGATCCATTCCTCATCGTCGTCGAGGACGATGTCGTCGCCCGGCTCGATCCACTCGCCGCAAGCGGCGCACTTCGACCGGAACTCGGCCTCGTACACGTTCCCGTTGCTCACTGCGGCACCGGCGCGGGGTCGACGACGAGGCCGAGCGCGACGAGGTGGGCGCACAGGGTCGGGGCCGGGCACGAGCAGGACGACACGCCGCGCCGCCGCCGGAGGCGGTAGACGCCGTGGTCGCCTTCGCAGGTCGCGTTCACGGCGTCGTGGCCGTCGACCTCGCCGCGGCGCTCCACCGTCAGCCTGCCCTCGACGAGCAGCCGCTGCGCCTTCTCCAGGACCTCCTCGCTGACCTCTACCGCGTCGGGCACTAGGACTCCTCGCCGAGCGCCTCGCGCAGCTGCATCATCGGCTCCGCAGGGACGAGGTACGCGCCGTCCGGGGTCGGCTGCGCCTGCTGGTGGATGAGCCTGGCGGCGTGCTCGATCCGCTCGCCGATCGTCAGCATGGCCCCGGGGCCGGGCGGCGGCTCCGGCCCCGGCTCGGGCAGGCCGCCCTTCGCCTCCCGGATCGCGTCGCGCAGTTCGTTCCGCGTCCAGCCGGAGTCGATCGCCTTCTGCAGCCACTGCGACTGCTCCTCCGGCTCCAAGGGGGAGACCTCGGCGTGGATCCAGAAGCCGAGTTCCTTCCGACGCCGCGAGCGCGCGACCTTCGCACAGACCGACCTGATGTTCATCAAGGTGCCGTGGTCGAGGCCGGTCGTCCGCGCCGCCTCGTCGTACCGCTCCCGGGTCGTGCTCTCGACGCCCTGCGCGGCGTCCTCCCCGTAGACGGACTCCCCGAAGATGAGCCAGTCGCCGATGTACCAACGGGCGCGTCGGTCGATCGAGCCGAGGAACCGGCCGAGCGCCTCCCACGCCTCGATCTTCATGTCGGGGTCGGTCAGGGTGAGGGAGACCTCGTCGGCCTTCCCCTCCGCCTCCAGCGAGAGCAGGAGCTGGATCGCGCCGTGGCGCTCCTCCTCGTCGTGCCGCACCAGGTCAGTCATCGTCGTCGCCTTCCTCCTCGTCGGCGGTGTCGAGGCAGTCGAAGTGGGCTCCGCCCCCGCCGAGTCCGGGCTGCCACGGCCTTGTGTCGTCGAGCGGCTTCCCGCACACGTCGCAGGTCACTCGTCCTCGCCCAGGATCAGCTCCACCGTGTCTGAGCCGAGGAACGGCTGCACGAACTCGGCCCGTTCGATCTCGATCGGCCTTTGGAACGAGTTGAGCCTGACGAGTACCTCCGCGTCGGGGTGCAGTTGGAGCAGCGCGAGCAGGTCGCGGGCGGTCACGCGAGCACGGGCCTCTCCGGCATCTCGCGCCAGGTGGTGCCGTCGAGGACGTGCCCCCCGGCGTCGGGGCCGCTCCCGGCGTAGCGCATCCGGACGGCGCCGTTCATCTCCGAGCCGAGGCCGAGCGCGTCCATGCTCAGGCGGGTCTCGACTCGCCCGTCCGGTGCGACCCACACGCCGTCGGGGTCGCGGCCGTGCGGGTCCTCGACCCACGCGCCCCACTGCTTGAAGTGGAACACGGGGCGGTCGTCGGGAGGGTGGCAGCAGCCGTCGCCGCACGGGATCATGTCGCCCCATAGGACGTGGTCGCGGATCTCTCGCGCCCACTGCGGGTGCATCGGCCGGGCCGGAGGGATGTCGCTGCCATCGCGGACGCGGCGCGGCCCGGACTCGCCGCCGACGATGACGAGGCCGATGTCATCGAGGTCGAGAGGGGCGGGGGCTGCGCGGCCCCGCGCCCCCCTCTGCGCGCCGTCTGCGGCAGGGACCCCGCCGGGTGTGCCCGTCGTGACGCGGTCGCGCTCGGACGAGGGGGGCGGGCTGCCGCCCGGGCCATTCAACCCCGACTGAGGCTCTGCGCGCGAGCCTGACGGGAGCACCTCGTTTCCCTCGCCCGAGGGGTAGAGCGAGCCGACGAGCGGCTCGCAGGATAGGAACCTGAGCGCGGCCGGGATCCGGCGCAGCTGGTCGGCGCGATGGTTGAAGCGCGCCGTCTCGATCGAGACGCCGAGCCAGACGTTCGGCCACCCGTCGCCCCAGTCGGCCGGGAGGCAGCGGTGGATGCGGCCGGGCCGCTTCGTCAGGATCATGTACGTGTGCTGCGGGGAGCGTCGGATCACGTCCCACGCCTCGTCGCGCCACGGGTCGGCGTCGGCGTGGAACCAGTCGCTCCAGGAGCAGGTGAAGATGACCGACGGGTCCGCGCCCCGCCAGCGCCTGACGGGCGCGTAGAACGTGGGGTCGGCGGCGCGGACGACGATCTCGGGGTCGCGGCCGTAGCGTCGCTGGTCGCGGAACATGTAGCAGCCGTCGCAGCCGGTGCTGACGCGGGTGCAGCCGCGCCACGGGTTCCACGTCTTCTGCGCCCAGGAGATGCTGGTCTCGTCACCCACCGGCCGCGCTCCCGACGGGGCGAGCCCCGGCCGCTAGAGCCGCGCGGCGGTCGCAGGCGAGGCAGCCGCTGTAGGTGATCGGGCCGTCATCGTCCCACTCGTGGCCGCACCTCGGGCAGATGGCGGTGTCGGGCGAGTCGGGGACGCGTCTCCAGTCGCCGCCGTATCGGGAGGCGTTCTCGTACTCCCCGACGGCCGCCTCCAGGGGCCAGCGGGAGAGGACGATCCGGAGCACCGTGTCGAGGCCGCGGTAGAGCTCCTTGTAGCGGTCGAGCAGTTCGTCGGGGAGGTTCCCGCCCGAGTCGTAGGCGTGCGGGTCGCCGCCGAGCAGCTCGTGGATCCGCTTCTCCTGGAAGCCGCTGACCCCGAGCGGGCGCTTCGCGTCGAAGGCGGGGCCGCCCCAGAGGTCGTCGCCCTGCCAGACGATGTTCGCCGCCTGAAGCAGCGCGATGTGCTCGGCCGTGACGGTGAACCGTTGCGGGGGACTCACGCCGCTCAACGTATCAGGCTACGCGGACGGAGGCTAGGGCGCGAGCGCCCAGTCGCGGATCATCCGGTCGGCGACCTCCAGCGGCGTGACCTCGACGGACGAGGCCAGGTTCGCGCGCCGGTACTCCTCCAGGAACACCTCCCGCGACGGCGGGGACGGCAGGACGGCCTCCAGGCGGATCATCGCCTCCTCGAACGCGGCGGCTCGCGCGAGCTGCGACCGGACGGACGCGAGGAACCCGAGCGCCCTCACAGGAACGACCTGACGAGGTCGGCGTGCTCGCGGCACAGGGCCTCATGCTCGCGAACGAGCCTGGCCGCCGCCGCCCGGAAGATCCCGCCGGGGAGCGCGGAGGCAAGGGAGAACTTCAGCCGCGTCCACGTGATCCGCAGTTCGAGCCACTCGTCCCACCTGCGTGCGAGCCGTTCGGCCTCGCGGTAGGGGTCGGCGGCCGCGCTCATGCGGCGCGGGCGCGGGTCCGCTGCGGCGGCTCGGGCAGCGCGAGGCCGTAGTGGTCGCAGAGCGCCGCGAGGATCTCCCGCTGCAGCGACCGTCCGTGCACGTTCGCCTCGGCGCCGATCGCGGTCTTCAGGTCCCAGGGGATCCGGAGGTTTAGTTCCTCGCCGTCGGGGCTGGCAGCGGTCTTGCGGCCGGTCGGCTCGAACGGGACGCGGTACCTGGCCGCGAGGATCTCGTTCGCGACGTCGGTCAGGTTCGAGCCGCGCGCCTCGGCATCCGCGACCAGCCTCGGCCTCAGTTCCTCCGGCGCGAGCCGTTCGCCGCCCGGCCTCGACCTGAGCCGGACGAACGCCTGGAAGTAGCCGTTCCCGTTCGATCCCTCCATATCCGGATACACGATAGCGCGGCTGGCGGCTGACGTCACGGCCCGAGGCTCCGCTGCGTCGGCCCGAGCGGGAGCAGGTCGGCGCCGAGCTGCGCCTCCCGGACGGCGCGGGCGCGCATGTCGCGGAAGATCCGGAGGAACTGCCCTCGGACGACGCCCGGCTCGTCGGCAGTCCTGAACGCGGCGAAGCCGCCGACCTGCGCGAGCGCGTCGAGAACGATCGGGTGGACGGCCGGGGGGTCGCCGTCGCGGTCGGCCTCGTCGACGCGCGCCCACGCGACCCGGGCGTGCACCTGCTCCAGCGCGGCGGCCTCGCCGGGGAGCGCGAGCGCGCGCTCCGCGACCGCCTCCCGCAGTTCGCGGACGGTCGGGAAGAAGTCCTTGGTGCGGATCATCTCGCGGACGGCGGCCTCCAGCAGCGCGGGCGGTACGTCGTCGAGCTCGCGCAGGTAGACAGCGAACGTCTCGCGGGGGACGGCCTGGCGGGGGAAGGCGCGGGCAAGGTCGGCGAGTATCTGCTGCGGCGTCGGCGTCACCGCACGCCCATGAGAGCATCGCGGATGGCGAACGCCCGCTGCCCCGCTGAGTCACATTGGCACAGTTCGACGGCGAGCACGACCTGGTCGCGCTTGATCCTCGTCCACGGCAGGACGACCTCTCCAAACGCCGCCACGTCAGATCGCGCGTAGATCCTCCATGCCCACAGCTCGCGAGGCGGCTTCCGCATACGGGTCACGCTGCCGATGCGGGTGAGACGCTGGAGTTCGTTGAGAACGGCCGGGCTCTTCTGCGTGATCTGGATCCACGCCGTTACGCGTCCCCGCGTTATCCCCGCCCCGACGCTGCCCTCGCCGTCGAAGAACCCCGACAGATAGGCGGCGTCGACATCGCGTAACTTCGCCACGCGGTCAGGCTACGCGGCGGGTCGGACGGGCTTTAGCCGGTCAGCCCGGGTGGCGCGGGGTCGCTGAAGCGGGTGTACCGCTTCACGAACGCGAGCTTGACGGTGTTCGTCGGGCCGTTCCTCTGCTTCGCGAC